CCATAGCGTGAACCACGTCGCACGTGATCGGGTCCAAGTGGCGCGGGCGGGTGACGCGGGTTGTCGGGCAGGTGACCAAAATGGTCACGTGGTAGGCCAAGCCGATGCAAAGCCGCCGACGATTGTGGATCGTGTTCTGCGTTAGGGGACCTGCAAGGTGCCAGTTACGCCCGTGCCGGCATGGCCGTGGTTGGAGACCGCAACGATCACGGCACGTCTGGTACGATCCATTGTTCGTTCACGTCCGGGCTGTTGAGTATGAAACGAAAACCGAAGATACGCGTCCTGTTCGTCTGTATGGGGAACAGACGTGCAGCTATATGAAACAATCACTTAGAGTTCACTTCAAAAATGCTTCATGCTCATTTCACGCAAACATGGGCCGCTTCACGTTGTAGACCGGCTCGAATTTGGCGATATAGCGAGCCTCCAGATCATCCAGCTCTTCGGCGCTAGCCTCTATAACGGAGAACGATGTGAACGTCTTTACGCCTTCCCGGAGGTGCGATGATATGCGCATGATGATGTCTGTTGATTGGCCGACGTAGACGATCTGCCCGGCATCCACAAGGAAGTAGATCCCGGACATTTTGCCAACTGAACGGGCGGCAGAAACGATGGTCGTTTTCGAGTACAGACCAACCTCATCGATGTTGCCAGACTGGATCACAGGGATTCCGCTCTGAATTGTGGCCCCAGCCCGCATGGCCCTCACCGCTAAATCCTTCTTTGCGTTGAGCCGCTGCGCTGCCATGATCGCCGCTGCCCTGTCAGTTCCGAGGCTCTTGCTCTTCCTGGTGATTGGATCTCGGTAGTAGTAGTACGTCACACTGCCGGATTTCGTTGTTCTCTCTCGCGCACTGACGTTTTGCGGCAGGTCGGCATTGTTGTCACTTTTTGGTCTTGCCACTTCTTCTCCTCCTTGTCGGCAGCCGCCCGACATCGGCGGCTGCCGCACACGGTTCAGGACTTCGCTTTGTTCTTGGCCAGCATCGCGTCCACCGCCTCGGCCAGCGCGTGCCAGTCCGGGTTCTCGGGCAACCGCGCCCGCAGGTGGCGGGTCAGCTTCGCCTTCACGGTCGGCGTCCACGGGTCGCCGCCCCGCAGCACCTGCTCGGCGAACAGCGCCGACAGCTCCCGCTGCCAGACGCGGAACTCCACCATCATGCCCTGGAAGTGCTCGATGATCTTCTCGGCCTCTGCCAGCTTGTTGCGCGGCAGGTCTTCGATGCGCCGCAGCGAGAACGCCACGCGCAGTTTGTTCGTCAGGTGTTTGGTTGCCAATGCCTCATCATGCTCGAAGGCGCTGGCCGCCCACTCGATACGGTCGGTCAACCGATCCAGATCCCATTCATTGATGGGCTTGCTCTCTTCTTGCAGGGCGATAGCTTTAAGGCCGCGACGTGCGGCTGGGAAGGTCAGGATTTGTGCGTCCATAGTGGTGTCCTCTGACTTGGTTCGAGAACCGCCACCATTGACGCCAATCAAGAGGGTGGCGGATGCCACGGAGTTGGCGTTACCGGTCAGAGGATCGGCGCACCCGAAGGTGCCTCCATGACACCCGCCATAAAGCGGGCACAAAAAAAGCGCTTCGGGTGAGCGCCTGTGCGCTCTGACTCGGGACGCCAATCCCGGTCGCCGATTTTGCGGCGACCGGGACACGTTAGACCCGGACGCGCTCACTTGTCAACTCCTGCGTTTCCCGGGAATTACCTCGCCACGGTGGTCCATTCGGCCTGGCGCGGGTCGGCGTAGACCTCGGTCATGCGGGCGTGACGGTGGCCGAGAAGGGCCTGGGTATCGACGCCTTGCGCCTTGTATAGGCGCTCAGCCAGTGAGCGGATCTCGTGGTAGGTCGGCGGGGTCCGGCCGGGCCATGTCAGGTCGGTAGCGTCGCGCGCGTCGGCGAAGGCGTGGCTCACCTTGTCGATGCTGATCCGGCTTCCCCTTGGCGCATTGCCGAACGGCTGGGTGTGGTGGAGCAGGTAGCGGCTGGCGATCGGGGATCGGCACTGCTCGATCACGTCGCCGACGCTTATGTCCAGCGCCTCCAGGCGCAGCGAGAGCGGGATCTTAACCAGTGCGCCGGTCTTCTGTTGGATCACCCAAAAGAAGCCGTCCTCGATGTACGGGTACGGGTGAATCTTGTGCTTCCGACCCTCCTGGTACGCCTCCCACGCCGCCTGCCAGTCCTTCCCCTTGCGGAACTGCGCGATCACCAGGTCCTCGCGTCGCTGGCCGGTGACCAGAGCGAGCAGCATACTGTTCGGCATCCATACGCCGCGCCTCTCGGCGAGCACCTTTGACGATCCCAGGATGATGTTGAAGGCGTCCAGCGTGAGTCTGGCGCGGTTGACCTTTGCGGTCGGGCGGCGGGCGATCTCGGCCGGATTGGGATGGTCAGCTGGTAGCAGCCCTTCTTGGTAGGCCTCTTTCCATACATCGATCAGCGCCGCGCGCAGCGCCTGGGCGTAGCGGTTCTTGCCCCGGTCGGTATAGCTCTTGATCAGTTGCGCCATGTCCGGGACGCCGATCTCGTGCATCGGCTTGTCCTCGAACCAGCGGATGGCGGCGTTGATCAGGCTCTTGCGGGTGCGCAGGGTGTTGAGCGCGAAGCCGCGCGTCTCGAACTGCGCCAGACAGTGGACGGCAAAGGCGTTGAAGGGCGTCCCACTGGCGGCTCGCTTGTGCGGCGACAAGGCGATCTCCTCGACAACACGGGTTGCCATCTCTTTCGACACGATGGCATTCAACTCGCGGGCGCGCTTGATCGCGGTGGCGCGGTCGTTGGGACACCTCAGCGACTTCTGCACGCCGTCGCGCGGGTCGCGCCAATACCAATAGGTGACATCACCAGCGGTCGTTTTCCGCCGATGAGGTATCAGGTTGTCTGGCAGGTCACGCCTGCCGGCGCTTCTCGGTCTTCCCACTGGCGAGGATTTCATTAACTACAGGGTCCTCGGACTGTAACACGGTGATCGGCTGGATGCGTACTCGACCCCTTGGCGGGACATAGACGGCATCCTCCCTGGCGCGGTACTCACGCCCAACAAGGGTCGGCTGCGGCTGGATGCGACCCTCTCTTGCCCACGTCCGTAAGGTACGGATCGGCGGCGGCGGGTCGAAGTGACGCTCGGCCCAGTCTGCAAGAGGGATCTGCTTGGAAGCCATGGCGCTACCCGACAATCTGGCGCTCACTGTCGGCGATGCGTCCTTTTAGCCGCTCGATCTTTCGCGCCGTAATCTCATCCACAAGCTCAGGGCCGAACATGCGCCGCATTTGCCGACACATGATCATCAGATCGGCAACCTCCTCTGCCACCGCCTCTTTCGATCCGCGCCCCCTCAGAAAGTGCATCAGCGCCTGAGTCAACTCAGCGGCCTCCTCGCAGGCCATCATGATCTGCGCTGTATTACCCCAGCGGTCGATCGCCGCCTGCAACACATCCTCTTCGCTCACCTCACACCTCCAGCCGCAGCAACCATCACATCAGGAGACCCACCGACCATGGCCGCATAGACAGCCGCGAGCAGCTGGGCATCGAGCAGGGCGCCGTGTGCCGTGCGATGCTTGCGGTCGATGCCGAAGTGGTCGCACAGGTTGTCCAGGCGATGGCGCATTCCCGGCAGCATCTTCCTGGCGAGATCGCGCGTGCAAGTGATGGCGCAGTAGTCGGAGACCGGACCCCAACCAGGACCAAGGCGCGCCAGCTCGGCGTCCAGGAACTCCACATCGAACTTGGCGTTGTGGATGATCAGCTCGCATCCGCGAATGAATTCGAGCAGCTGCTCAGCCACGTCGCAGAAGCGCGGCTGCCCGATCAGCTTTTCGCGGGTGATGCCATGCACGGCCAGCGCTCCCGGCTCTATGTCGCGATCGGGATCGAGGTACTGCTGCAGCGTCCTTCCGGTCGGCTGGCCGTTTACCAGCTCCACGCATCCAATCTCGATGATGCGGTGGCCCTGAGCGACCATCAGGCCGGTGGTTTCTGTATCGAGGACAATCTGTCTCACGGTCTTTTCTCCTTTGGTCATATCCAATAGATGCCAGGCTTGCGACGACACACGCCGAGGCGATCCCAGCCGAACCAGGCGTACTCTGTCGCGTCAGTACCAGGACCAACCGGCCCGCCGCAGGCCTCGCAGCGCCCGGTATAGTCGAGCGGGTATTTCGCACCGCAGCCCTTCACCTGGCAGACGGCAACGAACGCTGGGCGCCTGCTCAGCACGAACAGGTGCGACGGCCTGTGTTCGATCCAGAATTTCCGCCGCTCCTGTCCACCGAGAAAGTTCAGGCGCATGAGATAGAAGACGCCGCGCGCCTCGGACAGGCTCTTGCGGATGAATGGCTCGGCGATGGAGAAGGGTGGATTGGTCACCACCACGTCGGCCGGTAGCGGCGTGGTGAGGTAGTCCACACCATGGCGCAGCTCGGCCCACACCTTTGGCTGCGGCAGCCGGTTGTAGATCGCGCCATCAGCGCGGCACGGTTCTGACCAGACGAGCCCGCTCATGTCGGTACGCAACTCAGCAAGCAGGGCATCGACGCACCAGCTCGGCGTTGGGTAGTAGTCGTTATCGATGCGGGCACTTCCACGGCCGGCCGCGCTCATGAGCCCACTCCGCATTCCCGGGAAACATTGCGCTTCCGGTAGGTCTTCTCCAGGCGGAAGCTCACGCTGTGGCCGCGCCGCAGCAGGATGCGACCCAGTTTGGCGCGGTCGCGGTGGCTGCGGCTCGCCTGGCGTAGCAGGCCGAAGTAGCTGTTGGCCGTCTCGAACAGGCGGTCTTCGCCAATCGCCTCGACCCTGGCCAGCGCGTCGTTTCGAGTCCGCTTTCTGGTGGTCCGCCGCCACGGCTTGATCACCTGGCCCACGAAGTCGATCCCGCGCGCCACCGGCTGCAGGACGGTCTTCTTCGGATTCAGTGCGATATCGAGGCGAGAGGATAGGATCTCCTCGATCTGCTCCTTGGCCGCGTTGAGCCACTGGGCCGATTCATGGAGAAGAACAAAATCATCCACGTACCGGATGTAGTGCTTGGCGCCGACGCGGTGCTTCACGTGCTGGTCCAGCACGTTCATGTAGATGTTCGCGAAGAACTGGCTGCTCAGGTTGCCGATGGGCAGACCTTTTCCGGCTGGGTGACTGGTCAGTCGCTTGTGGTATGGCACCAGGTCGATCATGTGAGCCGCGCCGCGCAGCTCGTAGTCTTCGCGCGGGTCGTGAAACAGGATCAGCTCGGCAAGGTCAAGCCACCACGGCTCGGACACCTTGGCGGCTATCAGCTCGCGAAGGATGGCCTTGTCGATACTGACAAAGAAGTTGGCAATATCGCATTTCAAGTAGAAGGCCGGGCGCCTCCAGTTCGCGGTGATGCTGCGCACCTTGGCATCGAGGCGCTTTGCGGCGTAGAGAGTCCCACGGCCCGGAATACACGCGCACGAATCCGCAATGAAGCCCGCATGGAAACGCCCGGCGATTCGGTTGTAGAGCAGGTGATGAACGATGCGATCGCGAAACTCTGCCGCCCATACCTCACGCGGCTTTGGCCTGGTGATCACGAAACAAATGGAGCGGCCGGGCCGATATGAGCCGTCCACCAGCTCGTCGAACAGGTCGCGGAGATTGTGTTCCAGTCGTTGCTCGAACGCTGCCGCACTGGCGCTGTTGCGTTTGCCCTTTCGACAATCGAAATAGGCTGCAACCAACTCCTCGAAAGAAAGGTCGGCGTGGTGGCGCGCGTCTTTATCTGCGGACGGCGCGGGCTCGGAGCTTGTTGTTCTTGTGGTTGTTGTTCTGGTTGCCGTTGCCGAAGTTCTGGCACCAGGCATAGTCCGAGTTGGAAGCGTGCTGCGCCCTATCGTGCTATCAACATCTTCCCGCCGAAGGCTGGAGCCGATCAGCGGAGAGACTGCGCCGGACCTGGCCCGACCACTGCCGGCGATGTCCGTTTCGCGCATGGCGGTGGCCTTGTGAGCCAGCGGCACGACCAGATTAAGGTTTCGCTCAGTCATGATGGCCGTAACCCTCATGAAGCGGGCGACTTGCTGCGCGGCGCCACCCTCCGGCCTGCTTGCCGATGCTCGTCGTCAACTCTACGGCCTTGGCGTACTGGCCGGTTGAGATGAGCCGTTTATCCCTGGAGAGCCTGAGCAGCAACTCTGCCACTTGCAGGCGCTCGATGAGGGATTCGAGATGCGGCGCCTTCTCCCGGGCGCAGTTCGCCCGGAAGATAAGCACCACTATCTCGACGCACTCGTCGCGGAGCTTGGCGCCAATCGACGCCTTGAAATCCCTCGGCATGTTTTTGGCCAAGTCCGTGATGGCATCCAGCAGGTCGTAGGCGACCCGATAGATGGGCAAGTCAGTGTGGAGTGCCATAAAAAACTAAATGGTTAAATGGTTAATCTGCGGACGGCGCGGGCTCGGAGCTTGACGTTCTTGTGGAGGCCGTCCTGGTCGCCGTCGCCGAAGTCCTGGCACCAGGCATAGTCCGAGTCGGAAGCGTGCTGCGCGTTCGACCAGTACCAGGCGTTCTCGAACTCGTCGCGAAGGTTCGCAAAGAGCAGCGCCTGCTCGCAGCGGTGCGGAAGCTCGCCGCCAATCTGTTCTGCCCACGCTTGCGCGTCTTTCCAGGTCACCTCGTCGGCCTCGCCGGGCAACAGCACCAGGTGATGGCTCGGCATTCCGTCGTCACCGAGGATGATGCCGGCGTAGCGTTCGCCGGGTCGGAGCGTGACAACCTGCTGCGGCACCACTATCTCGCTCGGCTCGTTAGCCGCCTCGAAGGCGGAAATCATCTGCGCCAGTTCGTCCTGACGCTCCTTAATGGCTTCCAGCGTTACTGCTGCCATTTCTGTTTCCTCCAAATTGATGAATGACTAAATGGGCAATCTGCGGACGGCGCGGGCTCGGAGCTTGCTGCTCTCGTGGAAGTCGTGCTGGCTGCCGTTGCCGAAGTCCTGGCACCAGGCAAAGTCCGAGTTGGAAGCGAGCTGCGTGGAACTCCAGTACCAAACGTCCTCGAATGCCTGCGCGCCTCCCTCCACGAAGTCGGCGATGCTGGTCTGGCAGGGCGCGTCTGCGGTGTACGGGTAGGTCGGAGGGATGGCGCTGACGTTGATGCCGGATCGCGCGTACAGGTAGTTTTCCTCTTCGGTCGGCTTCAGGTTGCGATAGAGAATTTCCAGCTCGTCCTGGCTTGGCAGGTACCAGTCGTTGAAGCCGTCGATGTCCAGCCCGAGCACCTTCTTGGCCAGTTCGCTGCCGGCCTCTGCCATGGCCTGGGTGTTGCCGAGGCCGTCGTTGTAGGACTTGGCGCCATCCACGTCGGACCAATTGCCGTTCCATTGCGTGTCGTCGAGGTCGCCCGCGTCCTTCGGGGATACAATCAGCGCGAACGCCTGCCCGTCGAGAAGGAAGCGCCCGGCGAAAAATCCTCCCGCCAGCGGTGCGCCGATTTCAGGGAGTTCCTGTTGCATGGCTTCTGCTCCTGTTGATGTTGTTTTCCGGGAAACTGCGGTCATGGTGTTACTCCTTTTCTCCGTCATTGGTCCGCTGGCTGCTGGCCGTTAACCGCTCCCATGCCTCGCGGATTTCGGCAGGGGCCGGCACTTTCTCGGCGTGGTCGAGGCCGCGCTCGATGAGTTCGTTGCTGGTCAGGCCGTTGAGGCGCGCTCGGTCGGTTTCGTCGTAGGCACCGATCTCGATCAGCAGCTCGACCAGCTCGTCGTTGGTTTTGTCGCTGAACCAGTCCTCGGCCGGCTGCCAGGCATCGATGCCGATCCCGACCTCGTTGGCCAGCGGCAGCAGGATCTCGAACTCGGCAGCCTGGAGCAGTTCGCGGGTGATGGTCGGACCGTGGCGCAGCAGGCCATCGGGCAACAGGTCGGCAATGCTTTCCACTCCTGCCTCCTCGGCGGCTTTGTCCATGGCACCTTCCAGCGCCCACGCGAAGCCGTTCAAGTTGAGGGCGCAGGCACCGATCACTGCCAGCTGGGCATCGGCGTTCTCGGCAATCTCTCTGGCGACTGCCTGGCGCAGCCAGTTCTCGATCACCTGCTCGGCAGCCTGCTTTCTGTTGCGCTCGGCCATGGCCTGCCGGGTCTTCTCGCGGAAGCATTCGCCGGTCGGGTCGAAGCAGCCAGGAGCGCGGGACTCTTCGTCGCCGTAGGACTTCCAGACGCCCGTGTGGCGGTGCTCGCAGCGCTCGCAGGCGGCGGTGTCGAACTGGGCATTAATGAGAGGCGTCCAGTCCACATCCTGCTCGTCGATGTTGACGGTGCCGTCTTCGGCCACCACCGGCAGGACCGGCTCTTTGGTCGCGCCGTCGCCGTTCTGCTGACTTGCTCGCGCCTCTTTCTCTTTGGCCTTGAAGCAAGCGCCGTCGAGGCAGAAGGTGTTGCCGCTTTGCGTTTCGGTGGAAACCTTGCGCATCTTCTGGCAGCCGGCCTGCACGCATTCGACCTTGTAGTCGAACGGCTGCCAGTAGCCGTCGAGGGCGGTGTGGTACTGCATGAACAGGCGGAAGATCTTGTCCTGGAGCTGGCGAACGCTCGGCTGTTCGTCGTCTTCAGCTAGTGCCACGCGCAGCGCTTCGATCACCTTCTCGCTGCTGGTGGCGGGCAGCAGGTACTTGCCGTGGGCGGTGGTGAGCTTGCCGGCGCGGATCAGCTCCTGCGCCCACTCGGGTAGCTCTTCCAGTCGCATGATGTTGGAGATATAGGCGCGGCCCATGTTGGTGATGCCGTGCGTCTTCAGCGTCTCCTCGATGGCGGCGATCGACTTGATGCGGTGATCGTTGCGCATCCGGCGCAGCACACCCGCCCACTCCATCGGGTTTAGGTCGCGGCGGATATGGTTCTCTTTCACCTGGTCAAGCAGCCGTGAGAGGGCGTCGCCTTGCGTTTCCTCTTCGGTATCAAGCAGGGCCGGGATGGTCGGCTTGCCCGCCATGTGCGAGGCGCGGAAGCGGCACTCGCCATACTTGATGACGTAGCGACCCGGCGCGTCTGGATTCGGGCGCACGGTGATAGGCTGCTTGACCCGCGAACCTTTGATATCCGCGGCCAGTGCCTCGATGTGATCGTCCGGCACGTCCTTGCGGGGCTGGTCCGGATCGAAGTCGATCACGTCCAGCGGAAGATGGGCGACGACGCCGGGCTCCATGGTGATGATGGATTCGACTTTCTTTGCGGTGGCGCTCACTGGCTTTCCTCCTTGGTTTTCCGGGAAACAAGGACCGACTGCATCGCCGCGTCCAGTTGCAGGGTCAGATCGTCAGCATGCGGTTCTCCTACGCGGCGACTTCTTTCAGTCGCTGGCGCAGCCAGTCGAGGCCGCGCTGGGTAATCAGGGGGCGGGCGTATTCACGCGCGCCGATAATCGGGTGGTGCCAGTGGCCGTAGCGCACGCGCAGCAGGCCTCGGTCGCGGTAGCTCTGGTGTGGGATGTTGCTGGCGTCAATGACGCGCTGCTCCCGAAGCCACCGGAACAGTCTTTTTTGCCCGACGCCAAGTTCGGCAGCGGCTTCCTGGACTGTGTAGGTGCGCCCGGCCACTGGCTCGCCTCGTTACACTCGGCCGTGCAGCACCATGCGGGCCTTGGCGTGCTGCTTGATCTTCTGGAACACGTCCTCGACCGCGGCGCGGTGTACCTTGTGCGGGCGCACCAGGTCGTACCACATCAGGACCTTGCCCTCGCGGATGCGGTAGCGGAACCGCGCCTCCATGGAGTAGGCGTCGCCACCCTCGAAGACGCGCAGGCCGAGGCCGAAGGTTTCCGGGATCTTGATGTCGCCCTTCACGCCAGCGCTGCCGTCCAGTTCCTCGCGGTACTGGAACTGCACCTGGCCGTCGCTGAGGCGGTTGCCGCTCTCGAAGTTGAGCTTGGTCTTGGCCTTGAGGGTGAGCGCGATCTCCAGCATCTGCGCCGCCTCGGGCCGCACGATCTCGTCGAGGTTCTGCTCCAGGAAGAAGGCGAAGGCCACCTGGTCCATCTTCTCGCCGTTGTTGGCCATCCAGCTTTCCCACTCTTTGGTGGTCTTACAGGTATGGTTGACGCTGTGCGCGCACCAGGCCGGCGTGTCGCGGTCGCTGTGGTAGTCGAGGACGCCGCGGAACTTGCCGTTGTCAACGTCGCAGAAGATCACGCTGTCGTCGGTACCGAACTCGTTGAAGTACTCGATAAAGGCGTCGGCCGTGTCCATGCTCACGTCGGCGCGCAGGCGCTTCGGGCGCTCCATCAGATCATGCAGTTCGTGCATGCCCATGCCCTGGGGCGCCATGACGACGGGGACGCCGTTGATTTCGTGCACCTGCATGGCGCCGATCTGTTTGCCGGCCTCGATGGCCGCTTGGATGCCGTTGTGGTTGTTTTCCGTTGTCACGGGTGTTGTCTCCTTATCCGCAGATTGCTTGCTTGGCGCGCTCGATGCTCACTGCCTGCGCGCCGGGGACCTGAAAAGGCGGCAGCAGGTTGGTGAGCGCAAGATCGCCGCTCTTGAGTGGCTTGGACCCATCCCAGCCGTCCACCACGCGCCGGCAGCCGTAGTGCTTCTTCAGCTCCGCCGATCAGCGCGTCTTTCCGGTGCCGGGTCCGCCGTAGACAATCACGATGCCCATGCCTATTACGCTCCTTCTGCCTTCTTGAACTCGCTCGGCTTCTCGTCGGACACGCCGCGCAGGTCCATCTTTTTCTGGCGCGGGTCCTCGCGCATGAGATTGCCGTCCGGCGTGCCGAACATCAGGGTCATACCGCGCTGCAACTCGGGCAGTTTGGCACTCACTTTGTCGCGCAGCTCGTACTGGCCATCGCCCACCGGCTTGACGGTGATCTTCAGAGTGACTTCGGCGGGCTTGCCGGTTTCGCGGGCCATGTTCACGGCCTCGCTCAGCTGTTCGCTAAGCTCCTCCTGCGTGGCGCCGGCCCGGAGCTGGGCGACGGTGAAGTTCCAAAGATCGGGTCTTGCTCTTGCCATGGTTGTTGCTCTCCTCGGTTGTCACGCCCGGCGATGGCCAGGCCTTAAAAACTTCTGTCGCTCGAAGTGGTCGCGGACGTAACCGGCGACCCATTCGCGGCACCACTCGGGAACTCTGGCCAGTGCGGCGCGCCTTGCTTCGCGGCTGTCGAGCGCGATGATTTCGGCGGCGTACTGGCGCGGACGCCTCTCATGGAACATCGGTTTCCCGGGAACCGCCGAATGTCTCGTCGATGGCGCGGTCGGCGTAGGCCGCAGCGCGGCACAGCGACCAGGCGATCAGCAGGGCGGCAACGAATGCCAGCAGAAGCCATCCCGCCCAGCCCATCACGCCGGCTCCGGTTCGGCCCGCAGCGTGACGTGCATATACTGGCGCTTGTGGCGCGGCATCTTGACCACGTTGCTGTTGGTCTGAACGTCGCGAGGGCGGGCCATGTAGCTGCCGTCCGGCATCAGGCGCAGGTCGCAGCCGATGGAGTCGGCCATGTCGCGCAGCGCCGCCAGCGGCGTGCTCCTAGGGATTTGCAAGGTGATAGTCATCACGCCGCCGCCTCCTTGCCGTCGCGCTCGGTGCGGGCGCAGCGGCCGTTACAGTCGCCGCAGCAGGCGCCACCGTGACCGGCCGGCGCGGTGGTGACGTTGAAGCGCGCGCGGCATTCGGCGCACATGCCGTCCACCAGGCCGGAATCCCACCGGCCGCAGGTGTCGCAGTTCTTAGCCTCTCCCGTTTGCATGGCTTCCTCCCCTTGGTTGTTGTTAGGTGCCGGTCGCTTTCCCGGCTGTCAGGGCTTGTTGGCGAGCCCGGCGCACCCTCTGGCGTTGTCGCGGAGGGTTACTACCTGGGTGCGTAGCCGGCCTCGGCCAGCGCGCGGCGGATCTTTTCGCCCGCGTAGAGCATTTCGTAGGCCTCGTCGGTATCGACGGCGTTGGCGTGGTAGTCGCTGTGGCCTGCGCGCTTGAGGAACTGGGCAAAAGCAAGGGCCTCGCTGTCGGACAGCTCGGCGGTGATGGTGATGGTGTTGTTCTCGCTCACGACCCTCTCTCCCTGGCGACTGTGCCGCCTATTTGTTGTTTCCCGGGAAGCGCTCTCCCGTCTGAAAACGGACATTAGCAAACTGCTATCGTTGGAGTCAATAGCAAAACGCTATTGTATTCTGGCAGAATGTTAGGCGAGCCGAGAGATGGGCGACGTGAGGCCGACCTGGAGCGAGAACGGGAGGAGTTGAGATGGCGGAACAGGCGGAGAATAGCGAGCAGCCGGCAGGGCCGGTGTCACCGTGGCCGGAGCACGACCACATACTGATCGAGGCTATCGATCTTGGGGCGTCACACGAGCTGGTGGAGATGGTGATGCGCGGTCTATGCGCTTACTACGGCGTGCCCTTCTATGATGATCCGTTCCCGGAGGAAGAATACCAGCGGCTCAAACGGCTCGATGAAGGTGAATAACAACCTTGGTGCGGCCACCAACGATCTCGGTTTCTCGATAATAGCCGAGGCCCTTGGACTTAGCCCAATCCCGAAAGGCAGTCATAGTCTCGTCAGCGGTAGGTCGATAGAAGTGCTGGCGGACGGTGTGCCAGTCGATGGCTTGGTTTTCACCGGCCAGAACACGGGCGGCAATGCGGTCCAGGGTATTGCCCCTCACCGGCACCACCCGCGCCGTGTGCCGCCGTCATACGGCCTGGCGTGCCCGGCATTGATTAGGGCGGCTGCCAGGCTCGAACCATCGACAAGAACGTCGGCAAGAATACGGAAGTACTTACCACGCCGGATATTGGAAAGCTCGATCCGCTTCGCACCACGAAGCATCGAGACGGTGAATTGCTTGGCCTCTCTGGCCGCGCGCTTCTCTTCTGCGCACTTCCCTCGGATCTCCGGTGCATCAATCCCGTTCACCCGAACAGGAACGCGCTCACCGATGATTGCTGGCCAGCCATCCACGTTTACTCGGAATGTGTCGGCGTCGTAGATGGATGTGACATCGGCGACCACCGCCGATCCGAAGTTCTTGTCATTGACTCCGGCAGAAGCGGAGCCAGCAAACAGAAGCAGCACGACAACACAGCCGCGCACGATCTTGTTAACGCTCATCACCCTCTCCAGTCGGCTGCGCGTTCCGCCAAAACGGAACAACTTTCGGCGGCGTGTAACGGTCCATGTTTGCCGCCTCCCTCGCGCCCGCCTCCTCGATGCGAGAGAGGCGCAGGTCGCGGGCGGCTGCCGGCTATCAGTTGCCCGAGCCTTTCTTCTTGTCGGACGGACCGTTTGGGTCGTTGGCGCCACCGTCTTCTTCGCCCTTCTTCGGAAGGGTGTCCATCATGGCCAGGATCGTCTTCCGCATGTGTTCTGGAAACTCACGATCAGCCAAACGATTTTTGATGGCATCAAGGAACTCGGCATTCTCCGCGGTCTCCATCCCGCGGTGGTCGGTATCCATCCACCCAGCCGGAAGTTTGAGCACCGTCTCGATTTGGCGGGCAATTTGATCGCCCATACCTCGAAACCCGGACGCCATCTGGCTGACATGCGGAGGACTCAAGTCGGCCGCATCAGCGAAAGCCTTTTTGGTCGGGTAATCAGCCAGCAACAAGTGGAGGTTTCCCCTCCTGATATCTCGAATTCCACCCATCCGGCGATAGTAGCGGCTTGCTAATCTTCGGGCGATTCCATTTTTGCTATTGTCCGAGCAATAGCATTCTGCTATCGTCACAGCCCATGAACCTGAAGCGATTACTAGAAATACTTCCCAGAGGCGAAGGCAAGGTCTTCGCGGAAAAGGTCGGCACTGCCTACCCGTACCTGTACCAGATCGCAAATGGAATCAGGAAACCAAGCCCTGAATTTTGCCAGCGACTGGTAGACGCGGACCCGCGCCTGACTCTGGAAGAGTTGCGCCCGGATATTTGGGCCAACAGTGCCAGCGAAGAAGGGAGGGCGGCGTGAAATGAAGGTGATTCGCGCTATTGCCGCGTTCGTGGCTTGGCATGCGCTGAAGGTGGCCGATCCTGTGTTTTTTCGATCTCTTGGAGATACGCCAAAAGCTGTACTGCTGCTTCCGGCGTTATCTCCAGAGACAAGGGCGCCTGGCCCCCGACCGAAGTCCCTAGTTGCGCTGTTGCATAGACCGCGCCTGTCGTTTGGTCGTAATCGAGGGTGAGCGGAAAGTCGAAAGGGATGCCTGCGGGTTTGTCGGATTTCATGGAGCCCTCCTTGGGGTTTGGTTTGAGTGTCGCAACCCAATCCTACCACGGGGTAGGGCTCCACCTTATGCAGTAGAGGCGGCAGGCCTTTTCGCGCCCGTCGCCTAACGAGAATAAAGCGGCCATCCGTGGCCGTGGCGGACAACAACCAAGAAGAAAAGGGGGAACGCTTTGTTTCGTTCTGATGTTTCACGGGTAACTCCTACCTCTGCCAGCCCGACCGGGCCGGCTTCCCTTTTTGTTGTTGAGGCCAGCTTAGGCCGCCCGCCTTTTCCTATCCACGTTTACTGGCGCGAGGTGTAACCGATGGACCAGCTCGATCTCGCCATTCAGGCGACGGCAATGAACGCACCGGGCGGCATGAAGGGCCTGGCGCAGAAGATGGGCGTGAACCACCAGACGCTGATCAACAAGTGCAACCCGAACTCGGAAACCCATCGGCTGACCCTGCGCGAGGCGATGGCGATGATGCTGAACACGGGTGATGTTCAGATCCTGGAGGTGTTGGCGTCGGAGCTGGGCTACACGGTGGAGCCGAAGGCGAGCCGAGCGGCGAAAGATCTGATGGCGGCGGTGCTCTCTGCCAACGCGGAGCACGGCGACGTGGGCCGGGCGATTCAGGACGCCTTTGCCGATGGTCGCCTGACGCCACGCGAGGTGGCGAAGGTGCGCGATGAGGTGGGCGAGGCGAAGGCCGCGCTGGATGCGCTGCTCGATACGGTGGTGACGCTGCACAAGGAGCGCACCGTTGGTTGATGTAAGGAAGATCAGCAAACTGCGCCGGGCGACACTGGCGAAGAAGGCACTCCGCCGCATGGCTGGCGCGCAGTCGCCGGAACAGGCGCTCTGGCTGGCCGTGGTCCTGTCGGCCGTCGAAGACCTCACCCTGCCACAGGACGCCGGGCCGTACTCTCCGTCCCGCTATCTCTCCGAATCCTTCCCGTTTGAAGTGCACGCAGACCTCGCCGGCCTGGAGCCGGACGCGGTGCGCCTGGTGTTGCGCCAGGCATGTCTGCTCGATAGCGGACACCAGGTGGCGGCATGAAGGGAGTCGAGCGGCCGGAACGGCTGGAGGGACCGACGTTCTGTGTGCGGCTCGATGATGGGCGACCGCTGTTTGTGACGGTCAATGAGATGGACGGCCGGCCGGTGGAGGTGTTTGTGCGCATCGACGATCCCGAGCTGTTCGAGTGGATCACGGTGTTGACGCTGATGATCTCGCGGGCGCTTCGGTGCGGCGAATCGCTGGAGACGATCGCGGAAGATCTGATGCAGATCCACAGCCCGCGCACCAACCACTTCCACCGTGGCCACCGATTCCCAAGCCTGGCGGCGCGCATCGGCACGGTGCTGGCGGGGTACGCAGAAGCATGTACAGCCACGACGGTTTGACGCCGGTCGAGCGTCAGGTCCAGGCGCAGCAGGTGCGCGAGTCGCGCTGCGCCGTTTGCCTGCACCGGCAGGTGGAAGTGTTCGATGGCGAGTGGCTGTGCCAGAAGGGTTTGCGCTGGCCGAAAGGCCGGCATCGCCGCTGCGAGCGTTTCGCGCTCGATGAGGCGGCGTAGCGTTTCCCGGGAATTCACGGGGCGCGGATAACAAAGATAAAGGGGTCGTTTGTAGATGGCATTGATACCGGAGGACTTTCTTCACCGATTATTGGAAGACACCGACCTGGTGCAGCTGGTCGATGAGTCGGTGAAGCTGAAGAAGGCGGGCAACGAGTATCAGGCTTGCTGCCCGTTCCACGACGAAAAGACACCATCCTTTACGGTCAGCCCGCGCAAGCAGTTCTATCACTGCTTCGGCTGCGGTGCGCACGGTAACGCTATCGACTGGATGATGGAGTACGGCCACCGCGATTTTCGCGAGGCGGTGGAGGATTTGGCCGGGCGCCTGGGGCGCGAGGTGCCGCGCAAGGAGGAGACGCCGAAGCAGAAGGAGCAGCGGGCGAGGAAGGCGACGGCTCTGGAGGTGATGCGCGAGGCGGGATCGGTCTACTGGCGCAAGCTGAAGGAATCGGACCAGGCCGCGGACTATCTCAAAAACCAGCGCGGGATCAGCGGCGAGACGGCCCGCGACTTTCGGTTAGGCTGGGCACCCGATGATTACGGCACGCTGCGGGATGGCGAGTTGGACCAGGCGGCGCTCCTCGATGCCGGCCTACTGGCAGAGTCGGAAGACGGCAGGCGCTATGACCGATTTCGCGGCCGGATTATGTTCCCGATCCGCGATACAGGTGGGCGCATCGTCGGTTTCGGCGGACGCCTGACTGGCGACGGAAAGCCGAAGTATCTCAACTCGCCGGAGACGGCGACCTTCCAGAAGGGCCGGCTGCTGTACGGCCTCTACGAGTACATCACCGATCGCGAACGCCTGACGCCGCTGCTTGTGGTCGAGGGCTACATGGATGTGGTGCAGATGGCCGAGAACGGTATCAGCGCTGCGGCCACGCTCGGCACGGCGGTGACACCGGAGCAGGTGGCGTTGGCGTTTCGCCATACCGATGCGCTGATGTTCGTGTTCGACGGCGACGCGGCGGGCCAGAAGGCGGCATGGCGGGCGCTGGAGGCGGTGTTGCCGCACATGGACGGGAAGCGCTCGGCGAAGTTCGTGGCGCTTCCGGATGGCAAGGACCCCGACGATCTGGTGCGCGAGCTTGGCGCCGGCAAGATGCTGGCCTGGCTGTCGGCGAACTCGATCACCTTGTCTGACTTCCTGATCAAGCGGCTACCAGAGCGCGAGGGTGTCACGCCCGATTCGCTGGAGGCGAGGGCGCGCCTGGTGGAGGCGGCGGCGCCGCTGATCGCTTCGACGCCGGCCGGCGTGTACCGGGAGATGCTGATGGAGGCCGCGCGCGCGGCCTGGGGCGTCAAGGCGAAGACCCTGCAAGATGTAGTCTCAAGCGCCGAAGGCCGGTCGAGGGGGAAAAGCGCCTCGCGAACACCTGCCGCGCCCTCTGGCCCGCCACCTTCCGATGGCGCTTATACCCCTGGCTGGCGCTCCGCGTGGGAGGAGAACTTCGCGCGGTCCAAGGAAGGGAACGTGAAGGCCTCGCTGCACAACGTGATCCTGATTCTGGAGAATCACCCGCTGTGGCACGGCATGTTTGCGATGAATACCTTCGCCAACGAGATCGTGCTGACACGCGCAGCGCCTTGGTCGGATCGGACTGGCCAGCTGGAGGAGTCGGACGGCACGGAGATCGCGGCGTGGATAGGCAACCCGGATAACTACGGCGTCACAGTGTCGTCGTCGATGGTGCTGGAGGCTATCGAGGCGGTCGCCAAGCGCAGGCGCTTCCATCCGGTGCTGGAGTACCTGGACGGGCTCGCATGGGACGGCACGGAACGCCTGCCGCACCTGATGACCGACTTCTTTGGTACCGACTTCAACGAATACACGGCGGCGTGCGGCATCAACATGATGATGGCCGCGGTCGCCCGCGTGCGTTTCCCGGGTTGCAAGGTTGACGAGATGATCATCCTTGAGGGCGACCAGGGCGCAGGCAAGAGTTCTGCGGTGCGCGCCTTGTGCGGGCCGCAATGGTTCGCGGAAATGCTGGAGAGCCCGCAGAACAAGGACTTTTATCAGATTCTCACTGGCCGCTGGATCATCGAGATCCCGGAGTTGCAGGCCTTCAACAAGGCAGACCGCAACAAGATCAAGGCGGCGATCTCGGCGCAGGAAGACACCTACCGACCAAGCTACGGCCGCTATGCCCGCCAGTACCCGCGCCAAAACATCTTCATCGGCACCACCAATGACGAAGGCTACCTGAAGGACGAAACCGGCGCGCGGCGATTCATGCCGGTGCGCTGCCGTGGCGTCAACGTCGATGGGCTCGCAGCCATGCGCGATCAGTTGTGGGCCGAAGCGGATGCCAGGATCGCGCGCGGTGACCCTTGGCACGTGTTCCCGGAGTCGGCCAAGGCTGAGCAGGACCAGCGCTTCGACGTGGATGTGTGGGAGGAGCCGATCGCCGACTGGCTGAACGGCCGCGCCCTGGGCGAGCGATACCAGCACCTGAGCCACGTTGTCGATGCCGACCGCCCGGTGCAGGAGTGCACCACGTCTGAGGTGATGCGGTACGCCCTTGGAATCGAAGTGGCAAAGCACACCAGGCCGGACCAAATGCGTGTCGCTGCCATCTTGCGACACCTTGGATGGCGAAAGGCTGGGCAACGCACCGAAGAGGGCGGAAAGCGACCGTTTGTTTACCGGAGGCCGGGATGATCTGGCCGAAACTGCAAAACCTGCAAAACCTTGCAAAACCTCGTAGCGGTGGAGGTTTTGCGGCTCTAGGCCGCGTGGTTGTGCGGTTTTTGTTGTCCTGCAAAACCTGCAACAGCAGATCGCGCACGTATAGCGGACGGTGCATTTCGGTGTTCGGCAGGCCGAAGGCCATAGAAACAGAACAACAACCTACCTGCTTTTACCTTGAAAAAGGTTTTGCAGGTTTTGCAGTAGGTGAAAACACAAGGCGAGACAATGCGTTAGCGCGCAAAACCTACCTGCAAAACCTGCAATACCTGCAAAACCTAACCGAAGGAGAACGGCCGTGGCGGCAGTGACAGCAACAGAACAGCGCACCATCGAGTACGCACAGGAGCGCCTGGAAGAGTGGGCGGCGTGGATCAGGAACTTGCGAGGCGTGAGGCTCGGATACTCGCCGCACGCATCGTTCGTGGCAGAGCGCACTGGTGGCGAGGATGCGCCGATGGATGATTCGGCCAACGGCCGCGCCGAAGAGGTCGAGCAGGTGATGTGCAAGCTGAGCGAGCTGCGGCCGACACTGCACCAGGCGCTGGTCCAGTGGTATCTGCTACAGAAGCCGGCCGTCGTTGGCGCTCAGGTTTGCCGGTGCGCCGAGCGCGTGTTCCGTGACCGCGTGCGCATGGGCGAGATGTTCGTGGCCGGCCGGCTGCTCGGCTGATTCGGTTGATGTTGATCCGGCGCCGGTATTTTGAGATAGTTCAGGCAACCTCGGCGCAGTGCGTCCAGGTTAACAACGACCCTTTAGAAGGCCCGACCGGGAAACCGGCCGGGCCTTTCTTTTTGGCGAACAGGAAATACTGCATGGAACACGGCCTGACACAACCTCTCCTCGGCGTGATCGCCTTCCTGGTCGGCTTACTGGTCGCCGTCACCGGCTGGATCGGAAAGCGGATCTTTGAGCGCATGGACAAGATTCAGGAAATCCTGCGCGAGGCAGAGAAGGACATCCACGTCCGCATCGATGACCACGAACACCGGATCACCCGCGTCGAGTCGTACCACGATATCGGACGCCGCACCGGATCATGATCTACCTGGCCAGCCCGTACACGCACACGGACCCAGCGGTCCAGCAGCAGCGATTTGAGGAGGCCGCACGCGCCGCCGCCATGCTGCTGCGTGAAGGGCGCCTCGTTTTCAGTCCAATCGTCCACGGTCACCCAATAGCCAGCCACGGCGAGTTTCCCGGGAACTGGGAAGCATGGGAAGCGATGGCGCTTTGGCACATCAAGCGCTGCGACAAGCTGGTGGTGCTGAAGCTGCCAGGCTGGAGCGAAAGCCGAGGCATCAAAGCCGAAGTCGATATCGCCGCCCGCTACCACAAGCCGGTGGAGTTGTGGGACTGGCCGCAGCCGCTCCTGCACATTGCCGGCGCAGGAGGCTCGTACTGATGCGACTGCAACTCTACCGATTCCACCAAGACGATGACGGCACGATCGGGCTGCTGCTCGCGGAAGGCATGCATGTTTGCCTGGTCGGCGAACTGCCGTGGAAAGACAACCGCTCGAACGTGAGCCGGATACCGGATGGCACGTATCAGGTGGAATACCTGGAGCGTTCCGCGTCAGGCCGGTACCGCGACGTGTATCACGTGCGACACGTTGAGGGTCGCACCGGAATCCTGATCCACACCGGCAACTATACCGGCGACAGGGAGAAGGGGCTGCGCTCCGATTCCTGGGGCTGCCTGCTACCCGGTAAGCGCCTCGGCAAACTATCCGGCCAGCGCTGCGTGCTCGCATCGCGCTCGGCCCTTTCACTCCTGCATGAAGTGGTAGACAGGAACGATTTTGAACTGGAGGTAATCAGCCATGCTTGATGCGGTACTCAACCTGTTCGGTGGCGGCGTGCTCGGCGGCATCGTCGGTCTGGCCGGAACCTGGCTCAAGGCGCGCGAAGAGCGCGCAAAGATGGAGCTGGAGCAGCAACACCAGAAAGACATGCGCCAGATCGACCTGCAAGAGATGCAGGCCGAGGCGGACCTGAAGCTGCGCCAAACCGAGACCGAATTCGCCGGCAAGAAGGCCATCGCCGAGACCGAAGCAGAAGCCGCTATGGATGTTGCCGCCAGCCAGGCATTGACGGCCAGCTACCAGCACGACAAGGCCACCTACGGCATTCGTTTCGTGGACGCGATCCGCGGACTGATGCGGCCGGTCATCACCATCTACCTGCTCGGCATCCTGTCGCTGATTGCCTGGAAGCTCTACGGCATCGACGCCATCGCCAGCATCGACGCGCAGACCGCGTGGAAGCTGTTCTCCGATGTGGTGCGCGACGCCACCTTCCTCGCTGTGACCGCCGTGACCTGGTGGTTCGGCAGCCGCCCGAACAGCCGGGCATCGGGGCGTGGCCGGTGATGGGTCCTTCCTGGGCACCGCCGCCCTACGGCGGCTAAGTCGCGCGGAATTTTCGCAAAGGTCTGAGGCTATAGGGGGTTCCGGTTCCGGTTGGCGTGGTGATGGGTAACGAACTACAGATCACATACAGGAAGGCGAGCGAGCTGGTTCCGTATGCGCGCAACACGCGCACGCACACGGAAGAACAGATCGCGAAGGTCGCCAGCTCGATCGGCGAGTTCGGTTTCACCAACCCGATCCTCGTGGACGGCGAAAACGGCGTCATTGCAGGACACTGCCGCCTGGCCGCAGCACAGCGCCTTGGCATCGATAACGTGCCGACCATCGAGCTGGCGCACCTCTCGGAAGCACAGCGCCGCGCCTACGTAATTGCCGACAACAAGCTGGCCGAGGAGGCCGGATGGGACGAGGAGTTCCTGGCGCTTGAACTCGGCGCGCTCGCCGATATGGAGTTCGATACCAGCCTGACTGGACTCAGCGAAAAGGAGATCGCAACCATCCTGCAGGCCGCCAGCGAGGGAACCGGCGCAGGGCTGACGGAAGACGACGACACGCCAGAAGTCCAGGAGCAGAGTGTATCTGCCACTGGCGACATCTGGAGGCTCAGCGAGCACCGCGTGATGTGCGGCGACTCGACGAACCCGGATCATGTTGCAGCCCTGATGAATGGCCGCAAGGCAACGCTCCTGCACGCCGATCCGCCTTACGGCATGGGCAAGGAAGGCGACGGCGTGGCGAACGACAACCTGTACCGCGACAAGCTCGACGCCTTCCAGATGGCATGGTGGCGGACGTTCCGGCCTCACCTAGAAGATAACGGCAGCGCGTACATTTGGGGCAACGCCTCTGACCTGTGGCGCCTGTGGTATCTCGGCGGGCTGGCCGACAGCGAATACCTGGAGATGCGGAACCACATCACCTGGGACAAGAAGTCGATCGCCGGAATGAAGTCAGACCTGTTGACGCAATATCCAATCGCATCGGAGCACTGCCTGTTCTTCCAGATCGGGCGCCAGTTCCTGGGTAACATCAACACCGAGGACTATTGGGATGGCTGGGACGAGATCCGTCTCTACCTGAAAGAGGAGGCCGACGCTTGCGGACTGACGCCGACCAGGATGAAAGAGATCTGCGGTGTTGGCATGTATTCGCACTGGTTCACCAAAAGCCAGTGGCACTTCATCCCGGAGAAGCACTACGCCGCATTGGCTGCCGCGTTTCCCGGGAACTTCACCAAGCCGTATCGCGACCTGCGCAAGCTATATGACCAATTGAAGGGCGGTTTTCGCGCCCACTTCAACGGCCTGCAGGGCGGCATGCGCGCCTACTTCGACAACGCGCACGACGTGATGCGCGACGTGTGGGAGTTCCCGCGCGTTACTGGCGATGAGCGCCACGGACACGCCACACCAAAACCCGTTGCGATGATGGAACGGGTGATGCGCAGCTCACTCCACAGGGGGGGGGGTCTGTGCCGAGCCATTCGGCGGTTCTGGCTCCACCCTGATCGGCGCAGAGAAGGCCGCCCGCACCTGCTACGCCATGGAGCTGACGCCGCGCTACGTGGACGTGATCGTTCGACGTTGGCAGGCCTTCACCGGAAAGGACGCCACGCTGGAGCGCAGCGGAAAGACCTTCGCGGAGGTCGCACGTGAGCGAGGGGCCGTTGATGGCGACGGCTGATGGCCTGCTCGACCTCGATGCGGCGGCACGCTTCATCGACGAGACACCGAAGGAGCTTGAGCGACTTGTTCGCAACGGTGCTGTGCCGCGCGAGAACGGCCGCTTCCATCCGGTCAAGTTGGTGCGCGGGTACGTGGACCACGTGCGCGAAGAGGCGAAGCGCGCCAACGAGAAGCCGACGCAGGTGGAGATCGCCGCGCACCTGGACATGAGCGAGCGAAACGCGCGCGACGTGTTGCAGAAGCTCGGCATCGACAACAAGGCCTCCACTCTGGAGGAGATTCGGGTCGCCTATATCCGCTATCTGCGCGAGCTGGCAGCGGGACGTGGCGGAGAGGACCAGTACGACCTGACGAAGCAGAAGGCGCGCCAGGCGGAAGCCGACGCCAACCTGAAGGAGCTGGAGTACTGGACGCGCCTGGATCGATTCGTGTCCGTCGATGAACTTGAGCCGCTGTTGGCGTCATGGGCTGCCACAGGGCGTTCGGAAGTGGAGAACGCGATCGAGCGCATCGTAACCGGCATCGAGAGTAAGCATGGCATCGAGATTGAACGCGAGATTATCGACGCACCACTCGATGCCGCCTTTGACGCTATTGCAGCGTACCCGGGCGTCGCTACGAGCGGTGACGACAAGGGCGGCGAAGAGATGGAAGCGACCGCCTAAGATCCCGACACGCCAGTGGCTGGAGAAGTACTTCCGGTTGCCGGCCGAGGGCGCGGATCTTCCTGGGCCGTACAACCCGGACTACGTGCCGTACCTGTGGGGCATTTTCTACGCGCTCGACAACCCGGCAGACCGGATCGTGGCGCTGATGAAGGCTGCGCAGATCGGATGGACGTTCGGCCTGGTCGGGTTTCTCGGGAAAAAGATTCACGTGGAACCTACCGCGATGATCGTCCTGTTTCCAAAGGACGGCACTGCGCGCGAGTTCGGCGACGAAAAGCTGAAGCCATCCGTGCAGGCGACGCCGGTACTTGCCGAGCGCCTGGACATGTCGGGCTCGCGCAAGACCGGCCAGCGCGCGAACTTCAAGCGGTTCGCGGGCGGCTTCCTGAAGCTGGTCGGCTCGAACTCGATCAGCAACGTGAAGTCCACACCTGCACCGCTGGTGATCGTCGAAGAGCCCGACGACACCAACGAGAACATCAAGGAGCAGGGCGACGCGATCCGCCTGGCGCGTGAGCGCCTGAAGCGATTCCGGCAGGGCAAGCTGGTCCTCGGCGGCACGCCGTCCGTGAAGGGGATCTCGCGCGTCGAGGAGTTCATGGAACTCTCCGACAAGCGCGTGCTGCCTATCGAGTGCCACGAATGCGGCGAAGCGCACGTGCTCGACTGGGAGAACGTCTCCTGGCTCTCAAAGGAAGAGGGAACCGAGCACCCGGTGTACGGTAAGGCGATGCCGGAAACGGCCATCTACGGATGCCCGCATTGCGGCGGCACCTGGGATGATTGGCAGCGCCAGGAGAACATTCGCCGCACGGTGCGCAAAGCCGCCGATGCCGGCGATCCGTACTGCGGCTGGGTGCCGACCACCGAGAGCACGGGTGGCGTCGTCGGGTTCATGGAGCTGAACGAACTGTACGTTTGCATTCCCGGGACCAGCCTGGCCGACGTGGTGCGCGATCACCTGGAGGCCGAACACGATGCCAGGCTCGGTGACGAGTCTGGCCGCATCGTCTTCACCAACTCGAAGCTCGGCCGTCCTTACGAGTACCAGGACGAGAACGCCAACGAGGAGGAGCTGCGCGCCGCCGCGAAGGACTACCCGGAGCTGATCATTCCGCACGGCGGACTGCTGATCACCATTGGTATCGACGTTCAGCACAACCGCCTGGCCGTGGTGATCCGCGCCTGGGGCCGCGGCGAGGAGAGCTGGCTCTTGTTCTGGGGCGAGCTTCACGCATCACACACGTGCGTGGACAAGAACGATCCGGTCTGGGACAAGCTCGATGATCTAGTGTTCGGCGCCTTCAAGCATGATAACGGCCGTAGCGTGTACGCCTCGGCGATCTCGATCGACGCATCGGACGGCCAGACCAGTGACGCGGTGTACCACTGGGCGCGCACCCGCAACATGCGCCACCGTCACGTGCAGGTGATGGCGATCAAGGGTTCGAGTTTGCAGCAGGACCCGGAGATCTTCAGCACACCGCGAGCAAAGAGCATCGACCACCACCGGCCCGACAAACAGACCAAGGCCGATCGCCACGGCGTGAAGGTGTTCCAGGTCGGAACCAATAAGGCCAAGGACTGGATCAGCGGCCAGATGAAGCTGGAGGCGGCAGGTCGCGGGCGCTGGCACTTCTATCAGGACGTGCGAGCCGATTACTTTGACCAGATCACCTCCGAGGTGAAGGCGCCGCACAAGTCAATCCGGTACCGGCGCATTTGGCAGCTGAAGAGCGGCCGGCGCAACGAGGCGCTCGACTGCGAGGTGTACGCCCTGCATGCCGCTCGCGCAGCCCGCGTTCACCTGATGCGCCCGGCGCAGTGGGACGAACTGGAGCTGCAGCTGGTGCAGGCCGATCTCTTCCAGGAAGCGATCGAGGTAGCGCCAGAAGAGGCGAAGACAGAACGCAAGCGGTCCCGCGCAGAGCTGGCCCGCAAGATGAACGGATAGCGAGGAGTCACCGATGGCCGACTGCATTACCCGCCTGACTGAGGCGAAGGCCGCACTGCACAAGCTGATGACCGGCGCGCAGGTTGCGTCCGTTGACGTTGACGGCCAGCGCGTGCAGTACACACAGGGCAATCGCGGCGACCTGGTGAAATACATCCGCGACCTGGAGGCGGAGTGCGGTGACACCACCACCACGCGCCGTCGACCAATTCGATTCACGGGGTAGCCTATGGACGCGATCGCGAAAATCAAAAGCAGCCCATGGTTCGGACAGGAACCGAAACCGGCAGAAGCCAACACTGGCGGCTATCGCGGCGGACGAAACAGTCGCGAGCTATTGAGCTGGACGCCAGCCCTGCGCAGCGCCGACGCGGAGCTGTTGCCTGATCACCGCCTGATGACGGCGCGCGCCCACGACACGGTGCGGAACTTCGCGCTGGTCTCTGGCGGCGTCCAGGCGCAGCTCGACAACATCATCGGCGCAGGCCTACGCCTGTCGGCCAAGCCTGACTGGCGCGCCCTCGGGCAGACGCCGGAATGGGCAGCAGAGTGGTCGCGGAACGTCGAATCGAAGTGGCGCCTGTGGGCCGAGGACCTGGATGCCCACTGTGACGCCAGCCGCCGCTTGCCGTTTTCCGCAATGGTCGGGCTCGCCACACGCTCCTTCCTGGTGGCCGGCGAAATCCTCGCGACCAGCGAGTGGCGCCCCAACCGCGGCAGCCGCTTCGCCACCGCGATCCAGATGATCGACCCGGCGCGCCTGTGCAACCCAAATGACGCGCCGGACACCGACACCCTGCGGGCCGGGGTGGAACTCGATGTCTACGGCGCCCCGCGCGCCTACCACATTCGCCAGGCACTCCAGAGCGATGTCTACATGGGCGCCAATCCGTACACTTGGCGCCGCGTTCCCCGGGAAACATCGTGGGGCCGTCGTCAGGTGATTCACGTGTTCGAGCCGGAGCGGCCAGGACAAACGCGCGGAAAGACCGGCATCGCCGCGGTGCTCGCCAAGAGCAAGACGCTCGAACGGTTCCAGGACGTGAGCCTGGAGGCCGCGATCGTCAACGCGATGTACGCGGCGGTGATTGAGTCGGAGTTCGACCACGCGCAGGTGGCCGAGGCCATGGGATCGGCGAGCGACGGCAGCAAGCTGGCCGACACCATGCTGGAGGCGATGGCGGACTATCACAGCGCCGACACCGTGAAGTTCGACGGCGTGAAGATCCCGCACCTGTATCCCGGCGAGAAATTCCGCATCATCTCCAGCGAGCATCCTGGCCCGGCCTTTGCCGACTTCGAGAAGTCGGTGATCCGCCACCTCGCGGCCGGAATGGGCGTGAGCTATGAGCAGCTGGCCCGCGACTACTCGGAGACCAACTACTCCGGCGCCCGCGCCGGGATGCTGGAGGCCTGGAAGTTCTTCACCAGCCGCCGTCACCTGGTCGGCCAACAGTTCGCGCGCCACATCTACGCGCTGTGGCTAGAGGAGGCGATCGACAAGGGCATCGTGGAGATCCCGAAGGGCGCACCGGACTTCTACGCGGCCAAGAGCGCATGGTGCGGAAGCCGCTGGATCGGTCCAGGCAAGGGCCACATCGATCCACTCAAGGAGAGCAAGGCCGACGCCCTGGAGATGGACCGCGGCCTGAAGACCCTGGAGGATGCGTGCGCCGAGCGCGGCGTGGACTGGGAGGAGAACCTGGAGCAGATCGCCAGGGAGAAGGTCCGCATGCGCGAGCTGGGCATCGAGGCTACCGACCTTGGCAAGGTGCTCGGCGCCACTGCCAACGACGAAACCGACACCGCGCCCGCTTGACCCGGCGCCGGGAATCCTGTAAAAAGTAGGCAACCTCGCATCACTGCGACCAGAAGCCCGGCCACCGCGCCGGGCTTTTTCGTTTCAGAGCCTCGACCGGGAAACCGGCCGGGGCTTTTTTGTTTGGAGCTGAGCATGAGCCGATTCCACCCAATGATCGCGGCCCGCGTATTCAATACGCCGCTGCTGATCCATGCCGGAAAGCTCGACGCGATTGCGGGCGCCCTGTACCGCCAGTGGGGCGTCGAGTTACGCCAGGAGGAGACCGGCGCCTATACCACGCTCCAGGGCGAGCGCCGCGAGCCTGGCTACCGCATCATTGATGGCGTGGCCGTGATCGATGTGTTCGGGGTCCTTGCCCACCGCGGCGGAATTGCCGCCGATTCGAGCTACATCCTCGGCTACCAGCAGATCGCGCGGCGCCTGGAAGCGGCCGTCGCCGATGGCCAAGTGCACAGCGTGATACTGGATATCGACTCGCCGGGCGGCGAGGTGTCCGGCGTGTTCGAGCTGGCGGAGCAGATCCGTGCGGCGTCCGAGCGCAAGCCGATCTATGCGGTGGCCGACTCGCTGGCCGCATCCGCCTCCTATCTGATCGGCTCCGCCGCTACCGAGCTGAGCGTGTCGCGCACCGGCCACGTGGGCTCCATCGGCGTGGTGTGGCGACATGCCGACTTCTCCCGCGCCCTGGAACAGGACGGCATCGCCGTGACCCACGTCTATGCCGGTGCCCGCAAGACGGCAGGCAACTCCTTCGAGCCGCTGGCCGAAGACGTGCGCGCCGAGTTCCAGTCCGAGATCGACAAGCTCTACGAGATGTTCATCGGCGCCGTCGCCGAGTATCGCGGCATCGACGCGCAGAAGCTGCGCGACACCGAGGCCCGCGTGTACCTGGGAGAAGACGGCGTGAACATCGGCCTGGCCGATCGCGTGGAGACGGCCGACGAACTGATCGCCCGCCTGACGGGTACAACTTCCGGCGCAGGCTCGCGCCAATTCGCAGCAAGCAACGAAAGAGGTGACATCACCATGTCCGAAGAGAAGCAGCAGAAAGGCGGCGGCGAGCCCAAGCCGGCAGCAACCGCCACGACCGACGAGGCCTTGGCAACCGCCCGCGCCGAAGGCGAACGCACCGGCCGCGAGACCGAACGCGTCCGTGTCTCGGCCATCCTGACCGCCGAGGCCGCACAGGGCCGCGAGGAGCTGGCCCAGCACCTGGCGTTCGATACCGACATGAGCGCCGAGCAGGCGACTGCCATGTTGAGCAAGTCGCCGAAGGCTGCCGCTACGGCACCCGCCAGTCGCCTCGATGAGGCGATGGCGCGCACCGAGCAGCCCGGCATCGGGCCGGATTCGGCAGCCGCCGAAACCGGCGAAGCGGAACAGCGCAAATCCCTGGCGGCCGAGATTGCCGCTGGCGGCGCACGATAACGAGGAGGGCTAGACAATGGCCGAGACCTTTACCCCTGACAACCTGATCGCAGGCGATTACCCGGCCGTGACCGAGTCGGTCACCGTCGCCAGCGGACAGACCCTTTCCCGCGGCGCCGTACTCGGCAAGGTCACCGCCACCGGCAAGGTGGTGCTGTCCCTGTCCGCCGCCGCCGATGGCAGCCAGACGCCTTACGCGATCCTGGCCGAAGACGTGGATGCCAGCGCAGCCGACCAGGTGGCCACTGCCTACCTGTCCGGCGAGTTCAACGAGGGCGAGCTGACGTTCGGCGCGGATCACACCGCCGACACCACTCGCGCCGCACTGCGCGATCTCGGCATCTACCTGAAGAAAGCCGTGTAACCGAGGAGGATAACCATGCCTGTCGATATGTTTGAAACCCGCACCATGATGCAGGCGTTGGAGGAGATGAAGCCTCCTCGGACGTTCCTGCTGGATTCGTTCTTCCGCAACAGCCAGACCTTCGGCACCGAAGCGGTGGACGTGGACATCGTAAAGGGCAAGCGCAAGCTCGCCCCGTTCGTCTCTCCGCTCCACGAAGGAAAGGTGGTCAAGCGCGAAGGCTACAGCACCGAAACCTTCAAGCCACCCTACCTGAAGCCGAAGCGCGCCACCCGCGCGCAGAACTTCCTCCAGCGCCAGCCCGGCGAAGCCGTCTATGCCGGCAGCCTGACGCCGCAGCAGCGCGCCGCCCGCGAACTTGGCAAGGACCTGACTGAGTTGCGCGAGTCCATCATCCGCCGCGAGGAGTGGATGGCGTCTCAGGCCCTTACCACCGGCAAGGTTGTGGTCTCCGGCGACGGCGTGGAGGCCGAGGTGGATTTCCAGATGGACGCCACCCACCTGGTCACCCTGTCCGGCACCGACCTGTGGACCGACGCCGCCAGCGACCCGATCGCCAAGCTGCGCGCCTGGAAGCGCATGTGCGCGCAGGATTCCGGCGTTGCGCCGGATCGCGTGATCTTCGGTGCATCGGTGGTGGATGCGTTTTTCCACAACGCCAAGGTCAAGGACCTGCTGGACAATCGGCGCATCGAGATCGGCACCATCAAGCCGAGCGAACTGCCCGATGGAGTGACCCACCTGGGCTACTTCGCCGATCCCGGCGTGGACATCTTCACCTATGACGAGTGGTACCTGGATGACGCCGGCAACGAACAGCCGATGGTCCCGGTGGACTCCATCATCATGGGCAGCACCCGCGCCAAGACCGTACGCGCCTATGGTGCCATCCAGGACGTGGATGCCATCGGCGCCGGCCTGTTCGAGGCCCAGTATTTTCCGAAGAGCTGGGTGCAGCAAGACCCGTCTGCGCGGTTCGTCATGGTGCAGTCCGCGCCGCTGGTGATTCCGACTCAGATCGGGGCGTTCATGAAGGCCAAGGTGGTCTGATAGGCCATCGCAAGCAGCAACCGAAAGCCCGGCCACGTGCCGGGCTTTTCATTTCAGGAGAGCGAAATGGCAGCCGCAACCAAGCTGATCGTTACCCAAGGCGTCGTCTCTCACGACGGCGTGACCTATCGCAAGGGCGAGCACCTGAGCCTGCCGGAAGACCAGGCCAAGCGCCTGATCGAGGCAGGTGTGTGCACGCCCGCTGAAGACAAGACCGCCAAGAGCGGCAACCAGAAGCCCGCCGAAGGCGGCAAGTAAACCGTTTCCCGGGAAGCGCCAATGTTTCGCGATGCCGTACTGCAAGCCGCCGCCGATGCCATTGAGCACCTTGGCGAGCCGGTAACACTGCCAGGCGGCGAAGTGGTGCATGGCGTGTTCAGTTATCCCACGGAAACCACAGAGATCAGTCGCGGCCAACGCGGCATCCGTGCCGGCGTATCCATGCCGGCGCGCGACCCGATGTTGTCACTGCGCGAAACCGACGCGGTGACACTGGCGCGCGGCGCCGCCGTTACGGTGCGCGGACGGCAATTCGATGTGACCGATAGGTTCCCGACCGGCAACGGCCTGGTCCGCCTGACGTTGACCGAGACGCAGGCGAGCGAGCCGGACGGCACAACTACCTGGCGTTAAACCGTGAGCCTCACCCTGACCATTGATGCGCTCGACTGGGATGACCAGTCGGAGCAGCTGATCCAGGCACTCGGCGGCAGCACATCAGCCAAGCCAGTGAAGACGGCGGTGCGTCACGCGGTCACCAAAACGGCGCGTTGGTTACGCCGCCAGGTGAGCCGCATCGCCGCATCGGAACTGACCATCTCTCAGAAGGTCTTCGACAAGGCCCGCGTGCGAGCGCGCATGGAAGAGGGCGAGCTATGGGAGGCACTACTTTGGGTGGGCCTCGATCCGTTTCCAGCGCATCGCCTCGGCGCCGTCCGCTGGACTCGCCGGATGAAGGGTGCACGCGCAGGACGCAGGCTGTTTTCGGGCTCTTTCGCACCAAAAGCGAACGGCCCGATCTTTCGCCGCGCCGGCAAGGATCGCCTACCAATCGAGAAAGAGGCCGTCGAGTTCGACGCGGCCGTGAATGAGAACGTGCGACGGCTCGAAGCCGCCGCCTTGAAGCGGTACCGGACCCTGCTCGCGCAGGAGCTGAACTTCCAGTTGCAGAAGTCATTGGGCACCGTATGAGCGTCACCATTACCGATTTACACAACGCCATCATCCAGGCGTTCGAGGCGCAGTTCACCGATCGCGTCGAAACTATCGCGACGTACCGCGCCACCAGCACGGACCCGATCAACACACCAGCCCTGCTACTGGAGATGGAAGACGCCAGCGAGGGACCGGATGCCGGCGACGAACGCACGCCGCTGCGTTGCCGGTTTACCGCGCACTGCATGCTGTCGTTCCAGACACCGAACGTCGAGATCGAGGTGCGCGAGTTCGCCGCCGAGGTTTTCCGCTTGGTCCGAAGCAACCTGTGGGGTCTGTCAGGCAGCGTCAAGCGCCCCGAACAAATCGAGATGGGGCCTGGCCAATGCAAGCCAGGCAAGGCCGGATACGAGAGCTGTTACGTCACCTGGGAGCAGGTGATTTACCTCGGCGATACCGTCTGGACCAACGAAGGCACGATGCCGACCGAGGTGTATGTGGCCTACGAGCCCAACACGGGCGCAGGCGGCGATTACGAGGCGGTGGAGTAATGCTTGAACCGAAGGCCGATGAGCGCGAGTTCGACATAGCCGAGCTTGCCCGCCGCCTGGTCAACGTGGTGCGGTTCGGCATCGTGCATTCCGCCGACTACGAAGCCGCTCGGGTAAAGGTGCAGTACGACGAGACCGCTGCCGGCGATCCGGTGATCACTGGCTGGCTGCCGTGGATCACGAATCGTGCCGGCAACGACCGCACCTGGTGGGCGCCTGATGTAGGCGAGCAGGTGGTTGTGCTATCACCAGGCGGCGAACTGGTGAACGGCGTCGCCCTGCCCGCGATCTATCGTCAGGCGAACCCGGCGCCAGCGACTGACCCGAACAAGCACGTCGTCGTCTACCCGGACGGCACACGCACCGAGTACGACCGCAATGCCCATCGCCTGTCCGTCACCGTGTCCGGTGATGTGGTGCTGAACGTGCAGGGCGACGTGGACGCCGCGGTTGGCGGGAAGGTGGACCTAGTGGCTGGCGGCTCGGTCAACGTGGACGCGCCAGACATTCACCACAACGGCGGGCAGGGCGTGGTGACCGGGGAATGCGTGTGCCACTTTACCGGCCGCCCTCATGGCGACAAGTCGAGCACGGTCACGGCGGGCAAGTAGATGGCGCTATCCAAGACGCAACTGAAGAGCCGCATTGTGGCAGAAATGGAGGCCGCTGGCGCCAGCGCGTCTGGCGAGCACTCCTGGGTGGAGCGTTTCGCCGAAGCGCTCGCCAACGCCGTGGTCGATGAGATTCAAAGCAACGCCGAGGTGCCGGTATCCGGTGGCAGCTCGGCAGGAACCTACCAGGTGCAATAGGAGACAACCCGTGCAGACCTACACCGTGACCCGTGACCTACACCAGAACGGCCGTATCTATCGCAAAGGCGCGCGCATCGAGATGAGCGATAAGCAGGCACGCCATCTGCGCCTCGGCGGGTTTGTCGAGCCGACAAAACCGGCAAAGAACAGCAAGCCGGATACCAAGCAGCCCGCAAAGCTCGAAGACAAGGCGAAGGCGTAACAACCCATGCAGGGCATGAGCGCACAAAGTGGCCAGGCACTGACTGGAATCGACCACCTCAAGCAGTCGATCCGCGACATCCTGACCACACCCATCGGCACCCGTGTGATGCGCCGCGATTACGGCTCGCGCATCCCGGAGCTGGTGGACGCGCCACTTAACCGCGGCACGCTGGTGCAGATCTACGCCGCCGCCGCCGATGCGCTTGCGCAGTGGGAGCCCCGTTTCTCGCTCACCAACATCAAGGCCAGCGAAGTCACTGCCGGCAGCGTCGTTATCGACCTGGAAGGCAAGTACCTGCCAGACGGTCACCCGCTGCGCCTGGAGGTGACGGTATGACCGCAGCGCTGATCATTCTCGGCATTCCGGTCGCAGTGTTCGGCGTGGCCTACCTGTTTGCCTGCGACCTTGAGCGCAGCATGGAGGGGTATTGATGAGCTACACACCGATCGACCTCTCCCAGCTGCCCGCGCCGGACGTGGTAGAGGCGCTCGACTTCGAGAGCATCCTCGAGGCGCTGGTGGCGGACCTGCTGGCCCGCTACCCGCAGTTCTCCGCGTTCGTCGAATCCGAGCCGGGAATCAAGCTGCTTGAGGTATGCGCCTACCGCGAGCTGCTGTTGCGCCAGCGCGTCAACGACGCGGCCCGCTCCGTGATGCTGGCCTACGCTGCCGCCGCCGATCTGGACAACCTGGCCGCGCTGCTCGGCGTCGAGCGTCAGGACGGAGAAAGCGACACGAACCTGCGCGAGCGCACTCAGATCGCCCTGGAAGGGCTGAGCACTGCCGGCCCGGTCGGTGCCTACGAATACCACGCTCGCAGCGCCGACGCCCGCGTGAAGGACGTGGACGTATCCAGCCCAAGCGCAGGCGAAGTACTGGCCACGGTTCTTTCGACAGAGGGCGACGGCACACCCAGCCAGGCGGTCCTCGATGCGGTGCTCACCGCCTTGAGCGACGAGACGGTGCGCCCGCTGTGCGACGGCGTGAGCGTCGCCGCCGCCGAGATTGTGCCGTACACCGTGGCCGCCTCCCTTGAGCTGTATCAGGGACCGGATTCAAGCACTGTGCGCGACACCGCAGAGACTGCCGCTCGCACCTACGTTAATAACGCCCATCGCCTTGGCATCGAGGTGACCCTCTCCGGCTTGTACGCGGCGCTCCATGTTGCCGGCGTGAAGCGCGTGACCCTGACCAGCCCAGCCGCCGACGTGACCGTGACCGCGCAGCAGGCAGCGTACTGCACCGCGCTGACGGTGGAGGTGGCCAATGGCTGATCGCCTGCTGCCGCCTAACGCCTCGGAGCTTGAGCGCGCCCTGGAGCAGGTGACCGCGCGCATCGGCGAAGTGTCGGTACCGTTGCACAGCCTGTGGAACCCGCAAACCTGCCCGACTGAGATTCTGCCCTGGCTGGCCTGGTCCTTGTCAGTGGACGAATGGGACAGCAGCTGGCCGGAAGCGACCAAGCGCGAGGTGATCGCCCGCGCCGCCGAACTGCACCGCCGCAAGGGCACAGTATGGGCCGTGCGCGAGGCGCTGCGCTCCGCAGGCTATGCCGACGCGGAAATCGAAGAGGGCCTGCCGCGCCTGCTGCACGATGGGACACAGACCTACGGCGGCGAGGAGATCTACGGTGCCGGCGCCCGGTGGGCGCTGTTCAAGGTGGTGGCCGATCTCGGCGAGGACCTGAGCCTGACCGCCACAGACATCGGGCGCCTGGTGCGCCTGATTGAGCGGTACAAACCGGCGAGCCGCCACCTGCGCGAGATTGCCTACCGCGCCACCCTGGCCGACGACGTGCCGGTGACCGATGCAGTGGCCACGGTGGTGATGCCGGCCTATGAGGAGGTACGCCCGGCCGGCAGACGCTACGACGGCAGCATCGCCCACGACCAGGCCGTGCCTCTGCGCTTCGATGGCCGCTATCTCTACGACGCCTACGCCGACCACGACGGCCGCGACGAGCTGGGCGAGAGCTACGCCAACGAGTGGGACGCCACCACGCTGGAGATGGCGCTGGATCTCGGAAGCGACCACGTGGCCATCGACGCGATACACGATGGCCGCCTGACCTATTCCGGCTTCAGCTACGGCTCGGATGCGCCGATGGCGGTGGACGCGGCCATGCCGCTCACCATCACCAGACACGTTCGCCACGACGGCCGCCACAACCACGGCGGCACCCACTACAACGGAGCCGCCAGTTACGACGGCGCCGATGACTACTTCGGCGGCATCTACTACGCCGGCAACATCCAGCAACAGGAGGCGGTGCTGTGAAGCTGCAAGACACCATCACCATGCGCGGCGACTTCCGCTTGTGCGTGCGGCGCGCCGGTAAGGTCATCGAGACCTACCGCGACCCGAACATGATCATGAACGTGGCCAAGGATGCCCTGGCACGCCTCCTGGCCGGCGACGGCGCCGGGAAGACGGTCACGCAGATTGGTTTCGGCACCGATGGCAACGGCCCGAGCCCGGACGATACCGCGCTGACCTCGGCCTACACCAAGGCCATCGCCAGCCACAGCTACCCGAGCGCCGGCCGTGTGCAGTTCAACTGGACCCTGGCCACCACCGAGGCCAACGGCAAGAGCATCCGCGAGTTCGGCCTGCTCGCGTCGGACGGAACCCTCATCGCCCGCAAGACCCGCGGCGTGATCGAGAAGGCCGACGACATCAGCCTGGACGGCTCCTGGACAATCATCTTTTAACGAGGAGTAGACGATGGCGAATCTACAAGAATCCAGCACCTGGGAAGATGGCATCTACCAGCTGGAGACCACCGATCCGGTGGTTGGCGGGCCGAACGGCGTATCCAACACGCAGGCCAAGCAGCTGGCCAACCGCACCAAATACCTCAAGGGCCAGCAGGAGGCGACCGCAGCCGAACTGGCGAACCTTTCTCAGGGCATCGATGACCAAGCGCAGAACGCCATCATCGCCGCCATCGAGCAGGCCTTGTCGCTCGGCGGCGTCAACGCCAAGAGCATCGAAGACCTGCGTAGCCGAGTCCTTGCACAGGGTACCGCGGTACTGAAAAACAAGTGGGTGGTCGAAGGCTTCGTGATGGTCAAGAGCGACATCCGCGCGCTGCACCTGACCAAGAGCGGCACCTACACCGCAGGGAACCAGTCGCGCAGCTATATCGACGGGCGCATCCGCTACGTCGCCGACGACGACTACCACGTCACCGTGCCGCAGAACCCGAGCGCCAGCGCCGTCACCTACTGGGCCTACCTGCACAACGATGCCGGCACCTACCGCGTGAGCGTCGGCGAGACCATCCCAGACGATGCGCTGAAGCTCTACGAAATCACCGTCCCGGCCGGCGACACCAGCAACAACCTCACCGCGGTCACGCTAACCGACCGCCGCACGGTGCAGGCCTACAACGGCTACACCATCAACACCGTGCAGGAGGTGTATGTGGCGCTACCATTCCCGGCGCTGAACGCGCCGGACTACGACGTGAACCTCACCGTCGAATCCGCCACCGACCTCGGCGCCGTGGGGCCGCTGGAGGTGACAGACAAACAGCAGAACGGCTTCAAGGTGCGCTGCCAGGGTAGCACCGACAATGTGGCCCTGCGCTGGACCCTGCTCAACACCAACAAGCATTAAGGAGGCGGTAAATGGGCATTGAAATCCGACACCAGACCGCGGGCAACCATCTGCCCGTGAGCATGGGCACCAAGTATCTGAAGGTGGACGCCTACCAAATCGACGTGGCCGCACGCCAGCAGGACCACGCGATCACCATCGACCTGTCGCTGGACGAGCAGGGCAACGTGGTCGAGGGCCGTGGCGCCGGATGGTATGTCGCCAACGTGACCCTGCCGCCCGCCGAGTACCAGGAGGTCGAGAGCGGCGAGATCGACCCGGACACGGGCGCACCGATCATGACGCGCGAGCGCCAGCCGGTGAACCTGAACCAGGTGGTGGTCAACCTGTGGGCGATGCCTGAGCAGCCGCCCGCGGCCGAGTAGTTTCCCGAGAAACACACGATAGGAGCGAATCACAATGGCTGGACTCATTATCAGCATCAAGGACGCCGCCCGCCAGGCGGTGGAAGCGGCCACTGGCGGCCGGGTCACCATCATGTACGACGACAAGGGCTACCCGTCGCACATGGTGCGCATTCCGAAGTTCAACATCGAGGACATCGATGCGAGCCTCGGCTCCGGTGTACACCCTGCGTTCATCGTCAACGGCGTGGAGAAGTCGGAGATCTGGATCGGCCAGTACCACGCCACCGTCCACGACGGCCGCGCCCTGGCCCTGCCCGGCCAGGACCCGACCACCTACACCAACTTCGACCAGGCGCTGAGCTATTGCGCAGCGAAGGGCGCCGGCTGGCACCTGATGACCAATGCCGAGTGGGCGGCCATCGCCCTGTGGTGTCACAAGAACGGCACACTGCCGAACGGCAACAACAACTACGGACGCGATGCGGCCGCGACCTTCGAGACCGGCACCCGCCAGGACGGCAACACCTACGACCCGGGTGAGGCCGCAGGCACCGCCCGCACCCTGACCGGCTCCGGCCCGGCCACGTGGCGCCATGACCACAGCTTCGCCGGCATCGCCGACCTCAACGGTAACGTGTGGGACTGGACGGGTGGCATGCGACTGATGAATGGTGAGATCCAGATCCTCGCGGACAACAACGCCGCCGACAACACCAAGGACCAGTCCTCCACCTCTACCGAGTGGAAGGCCATCGCGCAGGACGGCTCGCTGGTCGCGCCGGGCACCGCGGGCACGCTGAAGTACGACGCGACCGGCGCCACCGGCTCTGGCAGCGTTCAGCTCGACGACGTGATCGACAGCCAGTCGGACGGCACCACCTCAGCCTCCGTGGACTTCGAGTCCCTGGCGGCCGACACCGGGATCACCGTTCCGAACCTGCTCAAGCAGCTCGGCCTGTTCCCCGGTCTCTCCGGCCTCGGCGGCGACAACATCTGGATGCGCAACCTGGACGAGCGCCTGTCGCTCCGTGGTGGCGCCTGGCGCGGCGATGCGGACGCTGGCGTGTTCGCGCTGAACTTGTACTACGCGCGGTCGTACTCGACCGACACCTTCGGGTTCCGTCCCGCTTTTGTCGCACTCTGATATCTGAGCCCTGAGATCTGATGGGATGGGCGATAGCCCATCCCTCAACCCATCACATGAACGACCTGAAGATTCGGCAGAAAACGGAAGACATGATCCAGTACGGCTACATCGCCGTGCGGCAGTTTCCAAAAACTGAGCGCCATGTGCTCAGTCAGGAGATCCGCCAGACGATGTGGCGGCTGCTTCGGCTCATCGTGATCTGCAACCGTCGCTACCACAAGAAAACGACGATGCAGGATCTCGATGCGGAGCTGGATCTGCTGCGCTCGCAGGTGCGCATCGCCAAGGACCTCGGCTACTTGCCGTTTAAGAAGTACGAGCACTGGGCGCGCCACCTTGACGAGATCGGTCGGATGATCGGCGGATGGTTCCGGTCGCTCACGTGAAGGGCCGCGGGTTAAACGGATGTTTGAGCGCCTGCCGCTCCGTGGTGGCAACTGGAACAACGGTGCGGACGCTGGCGTGTTCGCGCTGAACTTGAACAACGCGCGGTCGAACTCGAACAACAACATCGGGTTCCGTCCCGCTCTTGGGGGCAGTCAGAAGTCGCCGGCTCAGGGGCCGGCGTCCAGCACAGCCCCAAAAGGACCCGCGGTCCTCGGCCAAGCGCCGGAAAAGTTGAACAGGCGGGGCCGGGACAGTAGACCCTCGGGCCGACCCCTCGGAACCGCCGCCCTACAACAACAAGAAAGGATGGTGATGGCGAGGACCTACAAGGGGCTGTATCCACGCATCTACGAGTTCGAGCACCTGCACGCCGCCTACCTCAAGGCGCGCAAAGGGAAGCGATACGAACGCGAGGTGGTGGAGTACAGCGCACGGCTCGAAGAGGAGCTGATCCAACTGCAAAACGAACTGATCTGGCGGACCTACGAAACAGGACCGTACCGCGCCTTCAAGGTTTTCGAGCCGAAGGAGCGACAGGTGGCGGCGTTACCGTTTCGCGATCGCGTTCTGCAGCACGCTCTTGTGTCGGTCATCGAGCCCATTTGGGAGGCGCGCTTCATACACGACAGCTACGCATGCAGACCCGGCAAGGGAACGCACGGCGGAGCCGACAGGGCGCAGCAGTATCTGCGCAAGGTCAAGCGCCAACACGGCCAGGTGTACGCCTTGAAGGCGGACATCGCCAAGTTCTTCCAGAACGTGGACCACGCCATCCTGAAGCGACTACTAGCAAAGCGGATCGCCTGCCGGGACACCCTGGCGCTACTGCACAGCATCATCGACACCTGGGAAGACGGACCAGGCCGAGGCATCCCGATCGGCAACCTGACCAGCCAGCTGTTCGCGAACCTCTATCTGCACGAACTGGATGAGTTTGTGAAGTACCAGCTGCGGGAGCGCCATTACGTCCGCTACATGGATGACTTCGTGATCATCCACCACGACAAGCAGCACCTGCACCAGTTGCGCCGCACTATCGAGGCGTTTCTCGGGGAACAGCTGCGGCTCGTCACGAACCACAAGACTCAGGTCTTCCCGGTGCGTCCGCTCGGCGGCAGGCCGCTGGATTTCCTGGGATACCGCATCTGGCCGACGCACCGAAAGCTGCGCAAGGACTCGGCGAAGCGGATGCGGCGCAAGCTCAAGCGCCTTGCCCGGCTGTTCGCCGCCGGCAAGATCGCGCTGGAGCAGATTCAACCGCGTATCCAGTCCTGGATTGGGCACGCGAACCACGCCAGCACCTACCGACTGAGGAAGCACATCATGGGTTCCGTTTCGTTCACCAAAGGAGGCCTTACCAATGCCTGAACAGTTCCTGCATGGCGTCGAAGTTGTCGAAATCGACAGCGGCGCACGCCCGATCCGCACCGTCAAGTCGTCGGTCATCGGCCTGGTCGGCACCGCGCCGAAAGGCCCGGTGAACACACCCGTCCTGATCGCCGGCTCCCGCAAGGAGGCCGTCGCCCAGTTCGGTTCCGGTCTTGGCACCATCCCCGACGCCCTGGACGCAATTTTCGACCAAGCCGGCGCGATGGTGGTGGTGATCAACGTCCTAGACCCCGCGGTGCACAAGGTTGCCGTCGCCGCCGCCGATTACACGTTCGATGCGACCGCGGACACCGTGGCGGTGGCGCATGACTACATCCACAACGCCGTGGTCACCAGCCAGGACGCGGTCACCACCTACGTCGAAGGCACCGATTACAGCTACGACTCGGACACCGGCGTATTCACCCGGATCAGCGCTGGCGCGATCGCCAGCGGCGCCACGGTGAAGATCGGCTATGACCGGCCCGACGAGAGCGCCGTCACCACGTCGGACATCATCGGCGGAGTGGATGCGACCACCGGAGCTTACGAGGGCGTCCAGGCGCTGCTCGGCGCTGAAAGCGTGGTGAAGGTGCAGCCGAAGATTTTGATCGCGCCCGGCTTCACTTCCGAGGTCACCCGCGATGTTGGCGATGTGATCACAGGCGCCCCGGTGGTTGCCGAGATGGCTGGAATCGCCGACCGCCTGCGCGCCGTGATTATCGCGGACGGCCCGAACACCACGGACGCCGAGGCCATCGCCTACCGCGAGCTGTTCGGCCACAAGCGCACCTACGTGGTTGACCCCTGGTGCAAGGTGTGGGACACCGACGCCAACGCCGAAGCGCTCCAGGCCGCATCCGCCCGCATCGCTGGCATGATCGCCAAGAGCGACAACGAGCGCGGTTTCTGGTGGTCGCCGTCCAATCGCGAGATGTACGGCATCGTCGGCACCGGCCGCTCGGTGGACTTCACTCTCGGCGATCCGAATGCGCGCGCCAACTACCTCAACGAAAACGAGGTGGCCACCATCATCCAGAAGGACGGCTATCGACTGTGGGGCAACCGCACCTGCTCGGCTGATCCGAAGTGGGCATTCCTCTCTGTGGTGCGTACCGCGGACATGATCAACGAGTCGCTCCTGCGGGCGCACATGTGGGCCGTGGACCGCAACATCACCAAGACCTACCTGGAAGACGTGGTGGAAGGCGTCAACGCCTACCTGCGCCACCTGAAAGCGATCGGCGCCATTCTCGGCGGCGAGTGCTGGGCCGACCCGGAGCTGAACACGCCGACGCAGATCGCGGACGGCAAAGTCTACTTCGACTTCGACTTCACGCCGCCGTACCCGGCCGAGCACATCACCTTCCGCTCGCATCTCGTTAACGACTACATCGAGGAGATCATCTGATGATCGAGGACATCCTGAAGAACATGAACATGTTCGTCGATGGCCGCGGCTACGCGGGCAAGATCGACGAAGTGACGCCGCCAAAACTCACCATCAAAACCGAGGAGCATCGCGCTGGCGGCATGGATGCCCCGGCCGAGCTGGATATGGGCATGGAGAAGCTGGAGTGCGATCTCTCCACTTCAGGAATCGACAAGGAGCTGCTGAAGCTGTGGGGCGTGGCACCGGGCAACCTGGTGCCGCTCACCTTCCGCGGTGCCCTGGAATCCGAGGACGGCACCGTGAAGGCGGTGGTCATGACCATCCGCGGGAAGGTGCGCGAGATCGACTTCGGCACCTGGAAGCCGGGCGAGAAGGCACCGATGAAGGCCACCGTCGCCTGCCGCTACTACAAGCTGGAGATCGACGGCGAGGCCCTGCACGAGATCGATGTGGACAACATGGTCCGCACGATCAACGGCACCGACCAGCTCGCAGCCCAGCGCACCGCGCTCGGTCTGTAAGGAGGCGACATGGACCAGATCAAACTCGACTACCCGATCACCGTTGCCGGCGCGGAAACCAAGGAACTTAACATGCGCCGCCCGAAGGTACGCGACCTGCGCGACGCACAGAAGGCGGGCAAGTCGGCAACCGACGCCGAGGTGGAGATCCGGCTGTTCGCCAATCTGTGCGAGGTCGCCCCCAGCGTTATCGAGGAGCTGGACATGGCCGACTACAGCAAGGTGCAGGAGCGGTACCAGGGTTTTTTGTCCCGCGAGTAGACCTCCGCCGCCCCATGGCGGTGGTCGCCCACGTGCTTCACACGCCCATCCCGGCGCTCGACGACATGGAAGTCGACGAGCTGCTGGCGTGGTTCGAGGAAGCGAAGTCAATCATGAAGGCAGTCCGAGGTTATGGCCGATAAGCTGAAGTTAGGAATTGTCATCGGGGCGTCGCTGTCGCCCAGCCTCGGATCGGCCGTAGGCTCGGCAAAGTCCAAGCTCGACCAGCTCGGCAGCGCCATCAAGACGGCCAATGCGAGCATGGGAAGGCTCGATGCGTTCCGCAAGGCGAAGACCGATCTGCAGTCGGCTGATACCGAGTTTCAGCGGGCCAAAGAAAACCTCGCACGCCTCCAGCAGGAGATGCGCAACACCACCAACCCAACCAAGGCCATGCGGGATGCTGTGGCCAAGGCGCACCAAGAGGTTCACCGCGCCAACGAACGCCTCGGAAAGCAGCGCACCGCATTGCAGGGTGTGCGCAAGGAGATGGCCGCAGCCGGGGAGACTGCCGCCGAACTGGAGCGCAGGGAGAAGCGCGTGGGCGCCGCCCTGGAGCAGCTGCGGGCAAAGCGCCAGAAGCTGAGCCTGGCCATGGGTGAGCGCCAAGCGGTTCAGGATGACCGCTCACGCCGCCGCGGCGAGCTGGTAGACGCCGTAGCCATCGGCGCCACGCTCCAGGCACCGATCCGCGCTGCCATCCGCTTCGAGTCGGTCATGGCCGATGTGAAGAAGGTGGTGAACTTCGACACACCAAAGCAGTTCGAGCAGATGCGCCAGGACATTCTGCGCATGTCCACCGAAATGCCGATGGCATCGGATCAGATCGGCGCCATCATCGCCGCAGCCGGACAAAGCGGCATCGCCAGCAAGGAACTCGGCGCGTTTGCCGAGTCGGCGATCAAGATGGGCATCGCCTTCGACATTACCGGCGATCAAGCCGGTCAGATGATGGCGAACTGGCGCGCCGGTATGCGCCTGTCACAGAACCAGGTGGTCGGCCTGGCCGACGCGGTCAACTACCTCTCGAACAACATGAACGCCACGGCCGGTGCCATCGGCCAGGTAATCCAGCGCCAAGGCGCGGTCGCCATGTCGGCAGGCCTGACGGAAACGCAGGTTGCATCTCTGTCCGCGGCGCTGCTCTCTTCGGGAACATCGCCCGAGATTGCCGCCACGGCACTGAAGAACCTCACCGGCGCCCTGACCAAGGGACCAGCTGCCACCAAGGCACAGAAAGACGCCTTCGACGAGCTTGGTTATTCGGCCGAAGAGCTGGCAATGCTGATGCAGGAGGATGCGGCAGGAACGATCAAGGAGGTCTTCAAGTCAATTGCCGACGCGCCAAAAGAACTGCAAGGCAGCCTCGTCTCGCAGATCTTCGGCGAGGAGTCCAAGGGCGCAATCATGCCGCTCCTGGCGAACCTCGACAACCTCAGCCAGGCATTCAAACTTACCACCGACAAAACGAAGTACGCCGGGTCGATGCAGGCCGAGTACGCGGCCCGCGCAGCCACCACCGAGAACAACCTGCAACTGTTCCAGAACCGGATCTCGCGCCTCGGTGTGGTGATCGGCTCCGTACTTCTGCCGCCACTCAATACGCTGCTCGGCAGGATGGGCGACGGCATCGAGACCGTGGCAGACTTGGCGCAGCGTTTCCCGGGAATCACCAAGGCGGTGATCGGCCTGGCCGCAGCGCTGATGGCAGGCAAGGTGGCATCCATCGCGCTTGGCTACGCCTGGACCTTCGTGCGCGGCGCCGTGGTCGGCGGCAAGGTGGCGCTCGCCAGCCTGGAGGCGGGCGCCGCCCTGGCGAACGCCAGGATGGTCGCCTTCAATCAAACCAGCCTGATCACCGCTGCAAGGACAAAGGCGCTCGCAGTCGGCGGCGGCATCAAGGCGTTCGGCGGTCAACTGGTTGGCATGGCATCGAGCGCCATCCCCACTGCGATCGGCGGCATCCGCGCCCTGACCATGGCATTGATGACGAACCCGATCGGCCTGGTGATTGGCGCCATCGCCCTCGGTGGCGCCCTGATCTACAAGTATTGGGAACCGCTCAAGGCGTTTTTCTCCGGCCTGTGGGACGGCATCGTGCAGGGCGCAAGCCCCGTGATCGAAATCCTGTCACCACTGGAGCCGGCATTCCGCCTGGTAGGCGACGCTATCTCTTGGGTCGGATCTGCAATCGGTGATGCGATCGGTTGGATCGGCTCACTCTTTGAGCCGGTCAACAGCTCCAGCGCGGCACTACAAGAGGCCAACCAGGTCGGTCAGTCGGTCGGTCAAACCATCGGCACGCTGCTGGTGGCGCCCATCCGCTTGGCTGTCGGCGTGTTCACGGCGCTCGGCGAGGCGATCGGCTGGGCAGTCACGAAGCTGACAGAGATCGGGCAGGCGATCGGCTTCAACCCTCTCGGCGCCATCCAAGCCGGATGGCAGGCGACCCTCGATTGGCTGTCTGGATTCTCCCTGGCCGACTCAGGCAAGGCGATCCTCGACACCCTCGGCGAAGGGATCAGGAACGCAAAAGACGGCCTGGTCGAAAGCGTCAAAGGCGTATTCGGCAAGGTGCGCAACCTCCTGCCTTTCTCCGACGCCAAAGAGGGTCCGTTCTCGCAGCTCACCGCATCCGGTAGCGCAATCTTGACCACGCTCGGGGATGGCGTGAAGAAGGCCGGGCCAGGGGCCGTAAAAGGGCCGCTATCGAAGGCGCTGGCAGGGGCAGCCACAGGGCTTGCTGTTGCCATGCCGGCAGTAGCCGCCAGCGGCGCAGCGCCGACACCGGCAGCCTTCGAGGACGTGCGACAGGTGGAGCAGGGCGCCGGACGCTCGACGCCAGCGATCACGGTACACGCTCCGATCACCATCCAGGCGAGCGCCGGCACCAACATCGACAACCTGGCCGACGAACTGCAGCACCGATTGGCCGACATCATGCGCCGCGCCTCCATCGAGGCAGCAGGCGGCGAAAACGACGAGGTGATCTGACGTGGGATATACCGACATCATCACCAACCTGGAAGACTTCAGCCGCGTCCGCCAGGGATTCGATGCGGTCAAGAACCAGCTCAGCCACTCCGGCTCCATCATGATGATGTTGGGGCCGTTCATGTTCGCCGTCGATACCGCGCCGTATCAGCAGCTGCGCAGGCAGACTGAATACCGCTGGGCCAACCAGGAACGCTTCGGACGGCAGCCGGCCCTGCAATACACCGGGCCAGGCGCCGAACGCATCACGCTTGACGGCCTGATCTTCCCCGAGTTCGCAGGCGGACTACACCAGGTGCAGGCCATGCGCGAGCTGGCCGGGATCGGCAAAGCCATGCCGCTGGTTGATGGCCTCGGCGTGATCTACGGGCAGTGGGCCATCGTCCGCCTGGAGGAAACCCTGCGCGTACTGTTCGACAACGGCCAACCACGCAAGATCGGGTTTAACATTGAGCTGGAACGCTACGGCGAGGACCAGCGCAAGGGGTTACTGGAGAAGCTGAAAGGGCTGGCAGGAGGTAGCCAATGACCACCGCCTACCGATGCAGCGACGGCGACACCCTGGACTGGATCTGTTGGAAGTACTACGGCACCGAGGCCGTGCTGCCGCAGGTACTGGAAGCCAACCCTGGACTGGCCGATCTCGGCACCCACCTGCCGGCCGGGACGCTGGTGGCGCTGCCAGAAGTCACGGCACCAACGGAGCCCGACCAGGTGGACGTGTGGGGATGATTACTGCGCGGCCTTCTGCTTGAGCACGTCATCGCAGATGAAGGTGCGCTCCTCGCCGGTATCTTCGTTGACCACCCTCACGGCATAAGGACCCCATACGTATTCGCAGGAGCCGCGCACGCGATAGAACGGAAGCTCACTCGACTTCTCGGCGCTGTACATCGGGCCACTTACCGGACCGTCCTTACCGACGATATCGTAAGTAGCCCACGTGTACTCTTTGGCATGGGCGCAGCCAGCCAGCAAGGCGGCAAAAGCAAACAGCAGGACCCGCATCGAAAAACCCTCCAATGGTTGAGACCTTCCGAGACTAACACCGAGAGCCTAGCCGATGAACCCCGCATTTGAGATCTTCGCCGATGGCAAGGACATCACCGCCAACCTGAATGATCGCCTCATCGAGCTGCGCGTGGTCACCACCTCAGACAAGAACAGCGACTATGTGGAAATCCTGCTGGATGACCGCGACGCCAAGCTAGCCCTGCCCACATCCGGCATGTGGCTGGAGGTTCGCCTCGGCTACGGCCCAAAGGAGAAACTCGCCAGCATGGGCCGCTTCATCCACGACGATCACGACATCGAGCTGAACCCGCGCCGCCTCGCCATCCGCGCCAAGGCTGCCGACTTCACGGCGAACAGCACCCTCAAATCACCCAAGACCCGCAGCTTCGACGAGATCGGCCTCTGCGACCTGGTAAACCAGATCGCCAGCGAGCACGAATACGCAGGCGCCTGCGCACCGGACTTTGCCGGAATCACTATCGCCCATATTGACCAGACCGCCGAAAGCGACCTCAACCTCCTGCGCCGCCTCGCACGCCAGCACGGAGCCACCTTTAAGGCGGCGGGCCAACACCTACTCTTTCTGCCGACCGGCAAGGGAAAGTCGGCCGCAACCCAGCGCACTTTGCCATCGGTCACCATTCAGCCTGGCGACATCACCCGCGGTCGAGTCAACCGAAAGGACCGCACCAAGTACCGCAGCGTCACCGCCAAGTACCGCGACATCGATCAGGCGAAGACCGTCACGGTCCGGGTAGGAGAAGGCGAGCCAACCTTCGAGATCCGAGACCCTCGCCCAAATCGCGATCAGGCGCTGGCCGATGCCGAATCACGATACAAGACCCTGCAGCGCAAGAGCGGCAGCCTTTCCATCACACTGCCCGGAAACCCGATCCTCATGGCCGAAGGGCGGATCATCATGAAAGGCTGGCGAGACGGCGTAGACGGTAACTGGAGCATCACGCGCGTAACCCATGTGATCTCTGGGAACGGCGGCTACCGATGCGACGTGACCGCCGAGCCGGTGGTATAGTTTCCCGAGAAACAGCGCGCCCGGATATTTCCAAAACTAGCGCGTAAGTATTTGAACCTATTGGACCGAATGGCGGCTATTTTGGGTCGCCTTCGTGGTGGTAAATGCCAAGGTAAGCGATTGTTATATATGGAAAAAGTTAGAGTTTTGTTTATTTGCATGGGGAATATTTGCCGTTCACCCACGGCACAGGGTGCTTTCGAGCGCGTTGTCGCTGCTGCGGGTCTGGATGAGACGATCACGATCGATTCGGCGGGAACCCACGCCTATCACATCGGCGAG